CCCACTGGCGCCACCGGTGGCTCTTGATTTGTGGGTGTAACAGGACCTACTGGAGCGACTGGCGTTATAGGTATTACTGGCGCAACAGGCATAGGATCTACAGGGGCAACTGGTGTTCAGGGTGTTAGTGGCGTTACAGGACCTACTGGAGCAACTGGTGTTACTGGTGTCACAGGACCTACTGGTGCTACGGGTGCTCAGGGTGTCACAGGACCTACAGGTGCTACGGGTGTCATAGGTATTACTGGTGCCACGGGTATAGGATCTACTGGGGCCACGGGAGTCCAAGGTATTACTGGTGTTACAGGACCTACAGGTGCCACCGGTGTCCAAGGAATTGATGGTGTAACTGGACCTACTGGAGCGACTGGCGTTATAGGTATTACTGGCGCAACAGGCATAGGATCTACAGGGGCAACTGGTGTCCAAGGAATTGATGGTGTAACTGGACCCACCGGTGCTACGGGTGTTCAAGGTGCCACAGGTATAGGATCTACTGGAGCCACAGGTGTTCAGGGAATTGATGGTGTCACAGGACCTACAGGTGCCACGGGTGTTACTGGTGTTACAGGACCCACCGGTGCTACGGGTGTCCAAGGAATTGATGGTCTTACAGGACCTACAGGTGCCACGGGTGCTCAGGGTGTTACTGGACCTACAGGTGCCACGGGTGCTCAAGGTGTAACTGGTGTTACAGGACCTACAGGTGCCACGGGTGTTACTGGTGTAACTGGTGCCACAGGAGTATCGCCAGTTGGAATTCCATCAAGCACAAACACAACTCTTGTTTCAAGTGATCAAGGAAAGTTCACTATCATAGATGCAAACGTAACTATTAACGCATCAACCGGTTTCTCAACGGGTAGTATGTGCATCATTTATAATGTTGGCGTATCAACTAGAACAATTACCCCATCTGGAACGGGGGTTCAACTTCGTTGGGCTGGAACGGCTTCAACTGGACCAAGGCAATTAGCTCAGAAGGGACTTGGAAATATACTCTGTGTTGCTGCAAATGAATATGTAATTACTGGAGCGGGGTTGACGTAATATGACAGTATATACTGCGGCATTTTTGGTTGATATACCGGTAGGACAAGCTCTTTTTACAACTCCGGGAACCACTAGTTGGATATGTCCAGATGATGTTTTTTTTGTTGATGTAGTTTGTGTAGGAGCTGGTGGTGGATCAGCAGCTAATACTAGCGGAGCATCTGGAGCAGGTGGTGGTGGTCTTGGGTGGAAAAATAATATTCCAGTTGTTCCAGGAACAACTTATACTGTCGTTGTGGGACAAGGTGGAACAAGAGCAACTGCAGGAACAGCTGGTGCTGGTGGAGAAAGTTATTTTATCAATAATACTACTGTTGCTGGTAAAGGTGGTGGTGGTGGAGCTGTAACCTCTGATGTTGTGGGTACTGGAGGAACATTTGTTGGTGAGGGGGGTGGAAATGGTGGATCTGGTGGAAGTAGAAATGCATCGACTGCTGGATCAGGCGGCGGTGGTGGAGCAGGTGGATATACTGGAAATGGTGGAAATGGTGGAGGATATAATGCAACTCCAGCAAATGGAAACGGTTCTGCTGGATCTGGCGGAGGAGGCGGAGGAGGAGGATGTGGTGGATCTGCAGACTCTGCGGGATCTGGTGGTGGTGTAGGTGTTTTAGGATCGGGTGCTAATGGTGCTGGTGGTGCCGGTTCTTCTGCTGATGGTGCCGGTGGCGCTGGTGGTTCGGGTGGAGGTAATGCTTCTCAACACGTTGCTGCAGGAGGAACTCCACCCGGAAACGTTTATAGCACTAGTGTCCTGTCAACACCTGGAACTTATGGTGGTGGTGGTTGTGGTGCAGATAATACAACGGTTGAACAAGCGGCTGGTGGAAATGGTGCAGTAAGAATTATTTGGGGACCAAACAGAGCATTCCCATCAACAAATACGATTGACTTATAGGATTAAATAGTATTATAGAATATATCATTTTAAATATGAAACCCACTTTGCATTTGATTGGAATCTTTCATACCAAACATCAGGAATCATTTAGCCATTGTGCTTTTACTGGAAAGGCTCTACGTTTTCCAAAAATGATGCAGATGTATGGATATAAGATTATTGAATATAGTAATGAGGGGTCTGAAAGCACCGCTGATGAGAAAGTGGTGATGCTTACAGATGAAGAGTATAGAAAATGTTTTGGGGAAAGAAATCCCACCACATTTTATGGAGATGATGCTACAATTGGAAGTGTGCCGCATCAATTATTTGAATCAAAACTTATACCGGCATTAAGGGAAAGAATAAAACCCCAAGACATTATTTGTCATCCATTTGGACATGCTCATTCAATTTTAATGAATGAGTTTCCGAATCACCAACATGTTGAAACTGGGATTGGATACTCAATTTTGATGCCTAATAGTTTTCGCATTTTTGAATCATATGCGTGGATGCATAACCACCAAGAAAAAGAAAAAAGAAGCGGTAGAAATTATGAATGGGTAGTTCCAAATTACTATGATTTGGATGATTGGGAACCAAGATATGAACCAGGACAATATCTTGCTTTTCTTGGAAGAATTTGTTCAGTAAAAGGACTTGACACAATTAAGGCAATTGCAGACAATTGTGATGTTCCAATCATTCTTCATGGGCAAGGTGATGCTTCTGAATGGAGTCATCCAAATATTCATTATGGTGGTCCAATTCACGGAAAAGAAAGAAGTGATTTTTTGCGAAATGCAAAGGCAATCTTAGCACCTTCTAATTTTATTGAACCCTTCTGTGGAATGTCTGTGGAAGCGATGTTATGTGGAACTCCGGTTATTTCTGTTGATTATGGTGCTATGACAGAAACCGTTCAGGAAGGAATGGGATTCCGTTGCCATACTCTTCAAGACTGGTTAGATGCCGTTAAAGATGTTGATGAGTTGGATAGAAAATATATTGCCGATACTGCTAGATCCAAATATAGTCTAGACGCATGTGGGAAAAAATATGATAAGATTTTTATGCAACTAAATGACTTACATCGTAAAGGATGGTATCAATTGAGAGGTGATGATGATATTTACGATCATGAAAAGAGTTTCTGGGGAGATTGTACAAATACTTATGGTGAAGATCTAAAGCATTATGTTTATGCAAAGTATATGAGCATCACTCAAAGTTATTATTCTTTTGACGCTCAGAACAAAGCAGTTTTGGATATTGGTGGTGGACCAACTTCTATGATGTTAAAATGCTACAATCTACCAAAGGGAAAGGTTGTAGACCCAATTGCATATCCAGATTGGACTGTTCAAAGATATAAGTCCAAGAATATTGAGGTTCTTGTTGATTGTGCAGAGAATATAGATGAATCTGGTTGGGATGAGGTTTGGATTTATAATTGCTTACAGCATACAATTGATCCACAAAAAATTATTGAGAATGCAAAGAGGGCAGCACCAGTCTTAAGAATATTTGAATGGGTTGATATTCCAGCACATGATGGACATCCTCATGAATTAACTGAAGATAATCTCAATTCTTGGATTGGGCAAAAAGGACAAACTGTGGCACTTGCAGAAAGCAACTGTTATGGTAAAGCTTATTATGGGTGTTTTAATTTTCACCCAAATAAAATTTCATATCCTCTAGGCAATATGTCTAGTTGAGGATTTACTCCCTTGACAAAGGAGAAGAAACCTGGCATAATAAATAAAGAACCTCCCCAATCTTGTATTATGGATAAGGATTTATTAGAAAAAATTAAATCTTACATAAACGAACTTAAATGGGATAGTGGCGATACAATTGAAGTTCAGATTGGTGGATGTGCTTCTAGTGGACTATCTGCATCTGAACAAGCAAATTCAAAATGGCATAGACCGTATGGAGTCACTACATATCAAGATGATGCATTTATCGTAATTAAAAATAGGAGTAGAAATCCAGTCATCCCTTCTAGTTCACCCCAAACCTAAAAAGCAAATATGTACAATTCTTCAGAGGATTATTTGTACAACCTTCAGTCTTTATCTTCATCAGAATCTAAACGAATGTGGAGAAAACAAATAAAAGAAATGTGGAATTATGAATGTGCTTATTGTGGATCAGATGAAGAATTAACTATCGATCATATTATTCCCGTACATCGTGGAGGATTGAATAATACCAACAACGTTCTTTGTAGTTGTAAAAAATGCAATTCTGACAAAGGACATGAGGAAATGATTGATTGGTATGAGAGACAAGAGTTTTTCTCTCAAGAACGAATGGAAAAAATAGTTGAGTGGTCTAGACCGCCCAGACCAACAAATTTGTATACTTACGGCAAACGGAGGAATAATGCATCATGAAGTTTACAGTTTACAGTAAAGAAGGATGCGGTTACTGTGAAAAAGTTAAGACCATTTTTGATATGGCAAAATTGGATTATGTTGTTCACAGTATAGATGACGGTGGATTTACGCATATGCAATTTACAGAAGTGTTTGGTTATGATGCAACATTTCCACAAGTTGTTCTAAATGATGAGACTATTTTGGGTGGGTGTAAAGACACTATTAAATACTTACGTGAGAAAGAAGTTATTTGATGGCAATTCAAAAATATGATGATTTTGATCTAAATAGTAAAAGAGAAACTCACATAGATCGTGGGTTTGAATTAATGTTAAGAAATAGGAGGGTCCCTGAGAAAAAACCAAAGAACTTTGGTATTCGCTTAGATAAAATGGTCTCTCTATTTTTCAGAGAGATACATTTTACATTTGAACTAAGTCTGGGCATCAGAAAAAAATAAACTCTCTGGGAGGAAGTCATGTTAGCACTAACACTGACCATTACAAGTTTAATTTCTATAATGTTCTTTTTTGTTGGAGGTGCAATAGGATGGTTGGCAAAGCAACACTTTTATGAAAAGGCATATCTAACATCATTACCTGTAGCACATCCAGAAATGTTTGATAGTGATGGCAATTTAATCCCAGATGAAATCATAGCAATTCGATTTGAGAACTATAACGATTATGACTACTGCGACGAAGAGGAAGACTAGTACAAAACCATCCCTGGATTTACCAACAAATCCATTTTTGTTTGAGGTTTTGGAACTAGCATCAAAACAAAGATCAAAAGCTTTAAAGGTGGAAGTTCTTAGGAAATATGATCATCCATCTTTAAAGTCTATTTTTATTTGGAATTATGACGAAACGGTAATTTCGATGTTGCCGGAAGGTCCAGTTCCTTATTCTAATATTGAACGGCAAACAGTAACCTCAGGAACATTAAGTGAAAATGTTGCCAAAGGACTTGATGCAAGATCTGCACAAGGACAAGACCTTAACGGTGAAGGGAGGACTTCTCTTAGGAACGAATATGTTCATCTCTACAACTTTGTTAGAGGTGGTAATATGACTCTCTCACAGATTCGTAGAGAGACCATGTTTATTGGTATTGTTGAGGCACTTCATCCAAGGGAAGCAGAAATTCTGTGTCTGGTAAAAGATAAACTTCTTACCGACAAATACAAGATTCCATTTGAAGTTGTAAAAGAAGCATATCCAGATATTGTATGGGGCAACAGATCCTGATTTATTGATACGAATATGAGACAATTAGATCCTATTGATTACGGGTGTCAGGTACTTCTTGAGAAGACCACTATAGAAAGGGCAAACGATAGATCCTTTCCAAACGATGCCTACCTGATTTGGTATGTTGTGGACGGAGTTGAATACATAGACTTAACTCGCGGTAAGCGGGTAAGTCTATTTGATTTTTATTATGATAAGTTTGGACCAGGATCTGTTCAAAGAATTGATTTTGGATATGGACAAACAAATCCCAGACTTTGGGGAGCAGCTAAAAAAAGTTCTAAGGGAAAAAAGAAATGAGTAGTGGATTTGGTAATGAGAAACTCAACGTGGTTGTCTATAAAGATGAGGTTGATAAACTTCTTAAGAGTTATAAGAAAGTTAAGAAGTATATGAGATCCGCAATTTATGACGTGAAGAAACTTGATGGTACAGAAAGGGTCGTATCTGACCTCCTTAAAGATTACTATGATCCGGATGTCTGACAATGTTGGGGAAGCATTATTTACTTAATCTATATGGTTGCCCCTTTCATCTTCTTAATGATGAAAGGTTTCTTATTGATTTGATGGAGAATGCGGCCGTTGCTAGTGGCGCAACTGTAGTGGAAACAATATACAAAAAGTTCGATCCACAAGGAGCAACAGTTCTAACTTTATTGGAAGAAAGTCATATCTCTATTCATACTTGGCCAGAAACAGGTGAAGCAGCAGTAGATATTTTCACTTGTGGGGATGCAAATCCAAAGATAGGGTGTGACATTATTATCCTCCAATTGAAATGTGCTAATAGAGAATTTCAATATATCGAACGTTAAATTTTATTAAGGAGTATTGTGATTTTGGTATAGATCTGCTACTATAATTGTATCCAATACTACAAAAATATTGGCATTTCAACATAAATAATATCAATCGTTCATTTACTCTTCGAGTAAACGGAAGTAAGGCGACAGAAGGAACGTAACGTTCATTACAGTCAACTATGTTCGAAATCGCACTCCCACTTATTCTTTCCTGTTCTCAAGCGAATATTTTAATGATTCGCATTTATGGAAAAAATTATCCTCCACAAATTGAACGGGAATTGTTTAGAGAGATCAAAGATCTTTCTCCAAAATTCTGTGAGTGGAGATTGTGGAATAACGCTTAGTTGACTGTAACGGAAGTATGCCACCTGAAGGAACGCTCTATTGTTTAAACACAAAGGAGTATTTCTCATGGCAAGAGCTTGTTATCGAGGTGTGTGGTATGATACTGAAACACCCAAAAAAGATTTTATTGAATGGCATAAAAATGTAGATACTAAAGAACATTCTTATCGTGGTAATCATTACCATCCAATTCAAACGATGGATAGTGAGACCAAGAAAAATCTATACAAAGGAGTAATCTGATGCACAGTCCCATGGCGATAGTATGCGAATTGAGTGTACTACAGGTCGTGGTCCTATTATTTTTAGCAGCAGTAATTCACCTAGTATACAGGAGATAAAAATGATTCAGTCACTAGTTCCGCTAGTCCTTATCCAAACAAAAATCAATAAGGATAAAAAACTAAAAACCGCTCAATTAGTAAGAGCACAACAAGCAAAATAATTTTCCGGGGGTCTTGACAACCCCCGTTTTTTTGTCTATACTGATAATAGTCTTTGGAGACGCATGGACCAAGATAAGGTTGAACGGTTAGAACTCATGGTAAATAACATGGGTTTGTTGGTTGAGTGCTTGAAGAAAGAATTGAATGAACTCAAATCAACAGAACAATCCCCCGAGTTAAGATCTATTCGGGATCCGGACTACATCTTTTATCCGGAAGACTATGATGAAGTATTTGAAGGTTGAGGAGCGAAATGAAGCCAGTTAAAGCAAAAGATCTTGTTCAGTTGGATGGTCGAATGGGTGTGGTTGTGTTGGCACAAACGCCACGTCCACAAACACTAATTTGGCAAGCGGGAAAAAATGATTATTGCGAAGACCCAATTCATACCAAGAATCCCCCGAATGAAACTAAAGCGGGGACATGGGTAATCGAACAACTTCTGGCAAACGAACGTGGTCACTGGGGTCCACTTGAGCATCCAGCGATTACATTTGACTGCTATGGATTTGTTCATAACGTTCCCATGCAGGCAAGAACTCACCGCGTTGGTGTATCCTTTGATGTTCAATCCCAAAGGTATACTGGTAGACGGGTTCTAAAAGTTGCTCAGGGAGAACTTAAACCCGAAGAAGTGTTCTATGTGCGTCCCCCTGGTCTCTACCTGGACCGTAAAGGGCACAAATACGAGTGGACCCACAACGACTACCAGCGTGAATTAAGTGCTTGTGTAGGGGCATCTGCGCGATACTCTGATGGTTATTTGCAAGGTGGTATGGCAGAAGAGCATCTTAGGGATTACCTTCCGCAGAATATTCGACAGAACTTTGTGGTTTCATTCTCTCTTCGTGCTGCACTTCACTTCCTGGATCTTCGTGCTAAACTGGATGCACAACTTGAAATTCAGGCACTATGTGAATGTATGGTTCCCCTTATTAAAGAATGGGTTCCTGAAGTATTTGAATACTATGAAACAAAACGTCTGCATAAAGCAAGGTTGTCTCCATGATGGACGAAATTACTGGTATGAGAACTTATTTCCTTAAGGATACACTTACAGGACACACATTTAAGATTCTTGCTACTGAAGAAGAGATTCAAAAGATGTTGAAGAGTAATCCGGACTTTGAGCATTTCGATGATCCGAATGTGGATTACACTTCAATTTATCTAGAGACCTTTGACTAAATAATCGTACAACATGATTCTTAATTATGCCCATATATCCTGTAAAGAATTTGGAAACTGGTGAGACAAAAGAACTTACCATGTCGTTGAGTGAATATGAAACCTGGAGGAAAGAAAATCCATCTTGGGATAAAGATTGGTCTGCGGGAGTAGCTGGCGTCGGGGAGGTGGGCGACTGGCAAAATAAACTAGTCAATAAACATCCGGGATGGAATGAAGTTCTTCATAGAGCATCGAAGATGCCAGGATCAAGAGTAAAACCCTTCTAGTATTAAAATAATGTCAAGAAAAAGAAAGTCTTCAACGCAACAACCAATTGGTGTTGGCATGACTGCCAAACAAATGAAAAGAAAGAAGCCAATAAATGCGGATTTACTTTTAGAAATTGACCCACTTACAGACAATCAAGAGAAATTATTTGATGCATATGATAATGAAAAACACATAGTTGCATATGGGGTTGCTGGAACGGGCAAAACTTTCATTACTCTTTACAACGCACTTCAAGACGTTTTAGATGAAAGATCCCCATACGAAAAAATTTATCTTGTGAGATCACTTGTTGCGACAAGAGAGATTGGATTCCTCCCAGGAGATCATGAAGACAAATCATCTCTCTATCAGATTCCATATAAGAACATGACTAAGTACATGTTCCAAATGCAATCAGATACTGATTTCGAAATGCTTTATGGAAACCTGAAAACTCAGGGAACTATTAGTTTCTGGAGTACATCATTCATTCGTGGAACTACATTAGATAATTGTATCATTCTTGTTGATGAATTCCAGAATCTTAACTTCCATGAATTAGATTCTATTATCACCCGTGTTGGTGAAAATAGTAAGATTATGTTCTGTGGTGATGCTTCTCAGTCCGACTTAATTAAGACAAATGAAAAGAATGGTATTATTGACTTCATGAGAATTCTTCGTACCATGCCTTCATTTGAGATTATTGAATTTGGAGTTGAGGATATTGTAAGATCCGGAATCTGTAAAGAATATATTATTGCAAAAACTGATTTAGGACTTTAATGACTTTTACACATGTTGATTTGAATCTCCCTCGCCTTGAGAGAGTAACTATAGATGGTGTTCGTTATTATGAAATTCCCGAGGGTGATGGGCAACTACACAAACTGGTGTCCATCACTTCGGTTATTAGTCACTTCAACCGTGAAAAGTTTGCGGGGTGGAGGAAGAAAGTTGGAGATGCGGAAGCAGATAGAATCAGTAAGAGAGCGACCAGTAGAGGTACTGATCTTCATACTTTAGTTGAAGAGCACCTTCTCAATATGGGGCGTTTGTCTAGCGTACTTCCAATCTCAGAAATGCTATTTCAGCGAACCGTGCCAACGCTGAAACGTATAAATAATATTCATGCCCTTGAGGGGGCTCTGTATAGTACATATCTTGGCGTTGCCGGAACAGTTGATTGTATCGCTGAATTTGATGGTGAACTGGCAATAATAGACTTTAAAACTAGTAAACAACCCAAACCAAGAGATTGGATTGAGGATTATTTTGTTCAGTGTTGTGCTTACGCATGTATGCTTCATGAAATGACAGGTATAAATGTTAAGAAATTTGTCATTATCATGGCATGTGAAAATGGTGAGGTTGAAGTATATGAAGAATATGATTTAGCAAAATATTTGAAACTTCTTGTTAAGTATATCAAAAACTTTGTTGAGACCAAAACAGCAGCATACACTTGACGACAACTGTAATTAATGATAGACTAATGACAGATATGTGGTGGTAAATGCAAGTAACAGTATTAGGATATATGGAAGAAGATCTTAAGGAAGCTTTTGAAAAAAAGTTTTTCTGCCCATCAAAATTCGCAACAGAAATCGAGATACTAGTTAGAGATAACATCGATATGACTTATATCGATGCTATCATTTATTTTTGTGAGATGAATTCTTTGGACTTAGAATCGATCCCTAAACTGATTCCCAAACCACTCAAAGAAAAAATTAAATGTGAAGCAATAGAGTTAAACTTCCTTAAAAGAACAACTCACGCCAAATTGCCAATCTGATCTACATTAATGACACCTTTTGATTGTTATAAAACATACCTTGCATTAAAAAATCATTTCACTAAAGAGAAGTATGACTACCACAAATACTGTGGTAAAAGTAGAGCATCATTACAATCATTTTATAAACGTAAAGATCGTTTTTGGTTTGAAAAACTATCAAGAAATAAGAACGATAAAGAGATCGTAGAATTTTTTGTATCAAATTTTGTAGCAATAGACAATCCGGATTCTCTGTGGATTGGAGAAATCATTAGAAGTGGAGAGACAGTATATTCGGATTGGAAGAAGAGAAATCAATCCTTAATGTATGTCTTTAAGGAAGAAGTAGAAAATGTATTTCTCAATAAAAATTTTGATGACTTGTTTGCAACATCTGAACATGGACATCCCCAAATATTAAAAGAATTTATTAGAGGGAATCTATCAATCGATACTTTTGTTATTCTTGATAAGATTCTTAATTTCAGAGTTAAATTTAATAAGAAAATTGACGATCCTGTATGGTCTTTGATTTCACTTAAGATGAAAAAATACTCAGACTTCCTAAATATTAACACATTTAGATATAAAGAAAGTTTGAAAGAAATCTTACTGGGAGCTTTAAAATGAGTTTTTTTGATTCTGATATTGTCAGGTCGGAATTGGCAGAAATTTCTGATCTACAGGAGCAAATTTACGGAAATGTGTTTAAGTTCTCATTCATGAGTAAGGAAGAAAAACTTCAACATGTTGATTTACTGTATAAACTTTTAGAAACGCAGCAAATTTTATACACACGTCTCAAGTTGTCTGATGATCCAAAGGCACAGGAGATGAAGAAGAAGATTCATGATTCAGCATCTCTGATGGGACTCCCAACAAACTGTGATGTTGGTATGGTCTTCAAGAATATGTCAGCAGTTCTGCAGTCGATGCGCGAAAAAATTGACAGGACGGGCAGCGACGTATAGAATGATAGTAGAGAGACAGACCTCACTATGAAACGACTGATTCCCCTGCTCGCCATGGCAATCCTGCCTGGACTGGTGGGGTGTGCTGCTCAAACATGGGACGACAAAACAATTACTGAGGAAACCTTAAAACAAGTTTGTAAGGCTGGTTTGGAGGTAAATCTCATCATCGGCCGCCGCCCTGATGGAACATATGGTGGATACATGAATCAAGTAATGAAGGCAAGAGTGATTAATGATAAAATGACCACTCGCGACTATGAAGGTGTACGAAAGTGGTTTCAAACAAACTGTCCCGATGGTTGGTAATCGAAAATAAATAGAAAACCGGGCTTGACATCCCTTCCGTTTATACTAGGATAAAGTCGTCACAAATGCCAAATACAAACAACACGGAGAAATACATGTCATTCCAAGATCTTAAGAAGCAATCCCGTCTCGGATCCCTTACAGATAAACTGGTAAAACAGGTAGAAAAACTGAATAATAACTCTTCAGGTGGAGCAGATGACCGTCTCTGGAAACCCGAAATGGATAAGAGTGGAGTTGGATCTGCTGTGATCCGCTTCCTTCCAGCACCCAAAGGAGAAGATGTTCCTTGGGTACAAATGTTCTCTCATGCATTCCAAGGTCCTGGAGGATGGTACATCGAAAACTCCCTGACAACTATTGGACAAAAAGATCCCGTCTCAGAGTATAATCGTGGACTCTGGAACAGCGGAAGCGATAAGGATAAGGAAACTGTGCGTAAGCAAAAGCGTAAGTTGTCCTACTACGCAAACATCTACGTTGTGAAGGATCCCGCACACCCCGAAAACGAGGGTAGAGTGTTCCTCTTCAAATTCGGTAAGAAGATCTTCGATAAGATCCTGAATGCTATGCAACCAGAATTTGATGATGAAGATCCAATCAATCCATTTGACTTCTGGACTGGTGCCAACTTCAAACTGAAACTGGTGAAGAAAGATGGTTACTGGAACTATGATAAGTCTGAGTTTGCACCCGCTGGTCCCCTTCTGGACGATGATGATGCACTAGAAGGAATTTGGAATAAGGAGCATCCCCTACAACCCCTAGTTGCTCCAGATCAATTCAAGTCCTATCAAGACCTGGAAAAGCGTCTGAAGTATGTTATTGGGGAAAAGACCGCACAACGTCGTCCCGATCCAGAACTTGATGGTGAGGATGAAGGTTCTGAAGTTCCTAGCGATCTGCGCGAGCAACTGAACAATCTTACTAGTTCTAGGGTTGTTGAACGTGAAGTTTCTTCGCCAGTTGATGAGGATGAAGATGATGCGATGTCTTACTTCCAGAAACTAGTTGATATGTGATCATTCATATAGTCTGATATTATCACCCCTCTTTAAGGTTCTGCTCACAAACTGAGTAGAACCTCTTTTGTATTTCATCTCTCTTTCAATATCATCAAAGACCACTCCAAGATACTTCTTCTTGAGTAGGAGAATATTTCTTTTTGCTTCTTCCTTTCTAGTCTCATACTCAAAGTATGTAATTGGTCTGGCAACTCCCTCAGAGATCATCTCTTCACCACGCCCTGGATCAAAGTATGTGATTGAAAATTCCTCAGGAACTACAATTCCCGGTTTCATGATCACAACATCCAGAGTATTTCGAATCTCTACAGTCTCATAGTGATGAACACCATTATACAGTTCTTCGTATGATCCATATTTTTCCATCATGATCCGATCAAACACAGTTTGCTTCAACGGCCATTCTGAATGAATGTTTAGAATATTATTTGAAAGAAGGACCACCCAATCTAATTTGGAATCACCATATTCCTTGTATGCAACATTATCTGGACGTTCATCACCAATAATACTATATTTGGTGAAGAACATCAGGTTTCCTAAAATATCTTCACGGATTTTTCCACGTTTGAAGATATTCTTGACCTCAACATAGTTGTCAAGATTTTGCTGATCTGAGCCAAGGTTTCTATTAGTGTACTCGAAATTTGGCAGATTTCTAAAATAATACGACATGATTAGTAACCGATTGGGTGGCTTGCTTCTCTTTGATAATCTATATCGTAAATTGGTTCAATCTCTGTGAACTCAAGTGCTATTACATATTGTGCCATAGTTGCATCCGAATCATCATATGTCATGTAACTCCCAAGGGGTGTATACTGCACGGAGCAATTTCTAAGAGCGCAACACTTCTTAATTAGGTTAATCGATGGGTGAATTTGACTTGAACCCTTCAAATATCTAATTTCAAATACATAAGGTGCCTTAAGAAACAATCTACTTGCTTCCAAACGAACCGCCATATTTTCTTTGAAATATCTAATGATCTGCTTTACTGTTCTTCCTTCACCTTCATTTCTTGGGGTCAACACAAACTGAAATGTAAAGTCTCTCAGTTCTGGTCCTTGGAAGAGTAGTTCAAGGTTTGGGTTGATGATCATTCCGGTTGCTCTGGGAATGAGACCCTCAGCACCAGGAACAGCTTGCTCAGCAAGATACAGGTTTGCTAGTTTTGGATCTTTCAATACATCCTTGGCAATTCCACCAAGACCCTCAGCAAGTTGTGAGAAACTGGCAGTCTCCTGGAAGTCCAAGGAAGAATTAACCAATCTTCTACTCAGTTCATTCAACTCCTTTGCTTCCCACTTTACTTTATTATTGTCAGCAATAGGATTTTGAATTGGTAGGTATACCGTTGGTTTTCCTGGAACTCTTCTGTAATTAACCTCACCAACCTGCAATCCACCACCAGCAGATGTGCCAAGAGCTTTCGCAATTTCCCAAATATTAAAGGCGACTCTATCCTGTTCACCACTCATATTTGTAGGATAGACAAGCATATTTCCGCCACCACCTCCACTACCACGTGGAGTTGCTGTTGGTGCTGTAGATACTGCTCCGGCTTGTTCTGGAGATGTTGCTTCTGGCATTACAAGTCTATGGGTTTGTATTTATTTATAGGTGAATTTTGCATAGGGTATTTTGAGCAACGTAGAAAGTTCCTCCGGATACACAATATGCAATTTTCCTGTAACCTCATACCAAGTATATTGTCTACTCGTACCCCAGTGATAGTTGATACCACGAAATCCCCACTTTTCAATTGAAGTTACAGCAACTAGTGGGAACTGGTCATATTCTATTTTATTTCCTTTTGGAATATAGACGAATGTATAATATCCACCAACCTTCGGTATGAATTCAGATTCTGTAAAGACTTCCAATATACTCATCATCAAGGAGTCTGGATCTCTCTGCCCCTCAATTTTGGACATAAGTTCGCTAATTCTAGTCATCCCTTTAGGCCCAATTCCTCTTCCGTGATTATTTTGAATTCAATTAGATTGTCCTTACAAAATTCTCTTGCCGCCTTCCATTTAGATTGATTTACAGCGTATGTTTTCACTTCAGTAAGATATGATTTTGTTGTTCTTGATCTAGGTTTTGGTGGAAGTGTAGATTTTTTAGGTTTTACTTCTATAAGATATTTGTGCTTCTTTCCATCACTCTCCATCACTTCAATTAGAAAATCTGGATAGTATCTACAAATCTTTTCCTTCACAGGATTCCAATAGGGAATAGAAAATTCTTCAGATCCATAACGTAAAATTGAAGGTGTTCTGTCACACCACTGCATGAACTTAAGTTCCCAACTACTTCTATAGATTATGTTTGATGGATTGCCAATATACTTTTCGGGGTTTCTTGGAGTAAATCTGCCCTGATAATACTTAGAATCTTTTGGCATACATAATATATAAGAGCAAGCTTTATTTATAAATGCCAGCACCAAGACCGGTAATTAAGACTAACTCTGAAATTAAGAGTAGACTACTTACTCCATCACTCACGTCTCACTTTCAGGCATGGTTGGAGCCACCTCCGGGTGTGAGGCAGTATTATGATGGTGAGCATATCTCTCTAGCATGTCATGAGGCAGCACTCCCCGGATCTGCATTAATGACTGCTGAAGTGAATGATGATTATACCGGTGTTACTGAGAGATTGGCATATCGTAGGCAGCATGATGATAGAGCTGCTTTTACATTTTATGTTGATCTTGCGGGATCCACTCAAGGTGCATATAGTGTTATTTGGTTCTTTGAAAAGTGGATACAATTTGCAGCGAATGATGATCAACAAATTAAAGATAAGAACAAGTTTTACAGAATGAAATATTCTGATGAATATAGATCTGCGGAAATCTATATCAACAAATTTGAAAGGGTTATGGAAGGCACATATCTTGCCTACACATTCCTACAAGCATATCCAGTTGAAGTTATTACGATGCCAGTAACATATGATGCATCTCAACTACTTCATGTTACTGTACACTTTGTATACAACAGATATATTGTAGAAAGATTGGGATATGGAAGTGGAAATGTGACGCCACCTGTTCAAGGAAGCAATCAAACTCCAATCAATAGAAACTCTAATGCACCAAGTCCAACTAATCCAAACAATCGTCCTGTAAACGGTGCTGTTTATAATGATTTCCTGAATGGAGATCAGCAGAGAAATGGTAGGGCGATTGGAAATCCAGCACTTGATCAGTTTGGAGTAAGAGATCAACTTGGAAGATCACAGGGTCTATTGGGGTGATAAATAAATTATCATGAATTTCTTGAAAAATTATGCCTTTACCAAAGATTTCGACGCCAACTTATGAATTGGAGTTGCCATCCACAGGAAAAACTATCACATATCGTCCATTTTTAGTGAGGGAAGAAAAGCTTCTTGTTCTAGCATTAGAAAGTCAGGACCCTAAACAAATTTCGATGGCAATTAAGAACGTCATCAAAAATTGTATTGAGACCAAGGGAATTAAAGTAGAAACTCTTCCAACATTTGATATTGAATATCTGTTTCTTAATATTAGAGGTAAGTCTGTTGGTGAAGAGATTGAAGTCAATATTCTCTGCCCAGATGATGAAGAAACATATGTCTTGAAGAAGATTAATGTTGATGATATTGGTGTTCAACGAAATGATGAGCATGATAATAAGATCAAGTTAGATGACAATCTCATGATGGAGATGAAGTATCCCTCTCTTGATCAATTTGTGAAGAGTAACTTTGATTTGGAATCTGACAACAACATGGAGCAGTCGTTTGAACTTATTGCGTCATGTATTGACAAAATCTATAACGAAGATGAGGTGTGGGTTGCTGCTGATGTAACTAAGAAGGAACTGAGTGAGTTTCTTGATCAAATGAATACTGTTCAATTTAAACAGATTGAAAAGTTCTTTGAGACTATGCCTAAACTCTCACATACTATTAGTGTGAAGAATCCAAAGACGGGTGTAGAAAGTGAAGTTGTACTGGAGGGATTGTCTAGTTTTTTCGCCTAGCCATGTCCCATATGGATCTTGAAAACTATTTCGTTCTCAATTTCTCCTTGATGCAGTATCATAAATACTCATTAACAGAGATAGAAAATATGATTCCTTGGGAGCGAGATGTGTATGTAGGCATGTTGAAGAATCATCTTGAAGAAGAACGATTAAAAGCAGAGACGCAGAAAAATGCCCGTTGATCCTATTGGGATGCTTTCCCGTTACACCGGAACCAAAACTACTGATAATGTTGATGAGGACATTAATGAGGTAATCCTCCGACTCCTTGGGTTGGAGGATACTTTTGATATTGATTATGATACATACAGAACTCTGCTGAAGCAAAAATTGGTTGAGAATCAGATTCTCACCAGTCAGGGGAAGGGATTCCCCTCTGAGGAAATGGAAATCCTCACCAACGAATATAGAAGAATTAAATCTAAGGTTGGTAGATTTACCATTAAGAAGAAAAAAATTACTGTGGAATCATTTGCAAGAGGTAGAAAATCCGAATCAACTGATACTGAACAAACACAGAAACCTGCACAGACACTTATAGGTCCCGGTCTTGGTGTTGGTCGTGGTCCGAGTGCGGCCGCACAATACAAAGGTCTTGAACCAGTTCAAGAAGAACCAAAGAAGAAAGAAAGAAAAGTAGATACACTTCTGGATTCTCTAAGAAACATTAGAGAGAATCTGAAGAATATTCTCAAGGCACTAAAAGGTCAATTAAAAGCAGAACAGACTGGAACCGAAAAGGAAAGAAGGTCTGGTGTAAGCAGAAGAAGACAGACTGACGAAGATAAATTAGAAAAGAAGAGAGCAAAAGAACTTAAAAAAATACAGGAAAAAATGCTGGCACCCGTTAAAGGGTTGTTAGATAAGGTCTGGACTTTTATTAAGTTCACATTCTTGGGAGCAATATTTACAAAATTCGTTAAGTGGTTTACTGATCCAAAAAACGCTAAGAAGATTGAAGTTCTTGGTAGATTGCTTGAGACTTTCTGGCCTGCATTACTGGCAGCATTCCTGTTATTCATGACACCCTTCGGGGGATTTGTTCGCAATACTATTAGACTGGTAGGATTCTTTGCTAAGGGTATGGCAAAGATCATGCCTATGCTATTAAATGCATTAAGAAACCTTAAGCTTTCTGCTGGCGGAAGATTAACCGGCCGCGGTAAGTTTGCAGTTGCTGCAGGTGTCTTTGCTGCTGGAGCTATGATTCCTGCACTTATGCCAGGAACAGTAGATTCCCAAGAGAGAAAAACAGAATCGGCACCTGGATCAAAGTCTGAAAAGATCAAGAAACTGCAAGAAGAGAAGAAAAAAGTAGGTTTCTTTGATCCATGGGGTAAAAAGTCTGAGATTGATGAACAAATTCACCGTCTACAAACCGGACAAACTAAAGGTTATTCCGGAGGTGGATCAATCTTTAGTGGATTTGTCGGTAGAGATACTGGTGTAACTGTTGCTGGAGGTGGAAAAGATACACAACTACTTCCGATAGAAGGTGGTGGATCTGCTGTACTACAACGCGGAGAGTTAGTTCTTAATGAAGAACAACAGCAGAAATTAGCAAATGAGACTGGAGTAGACCCTGCTAAGTTTGTTGTTGGAGCACAACCATCAAATCTAACTGGAGATCTTAGACCTGCTTGGGGACAATCCTCACAAGGTTATTCTAGTGGCGGTATAATTGGTTCTGGGAAGGTTGGTTTTCCATCATCCATGTCAAATAACTGGCAACAGGGTGGTTCGATTGCACCAAAAGATCTCTGGAGTTATTACACTCAACAACTTCTTGGAAAGATTAAGGGTCTGAAATTCCCAGAAGATAAGACAGAATCCTGGAAAGAATTTGTCCGTAGTGGATTTGGTAAGCAATCGGAAGCACCAAAAATAACAAAAACTGTTGGACCATCAAATCCAGCAAACCTATCTGCCAACGCAAAGATTGATCTTGCGATGGGCATGTGGAGTAAGTATAGGGATCAAAAGAATTATAAGCAAGCAGATTCTATAGGAAAAGATATTTGGAATCTCAAGTATAAGGATACTCTAGCAAAACCAAAAACTCCAAATCCATTAATGGCAGGATTTAGATCAACTCCTGCGGCACCAGCAATAACACCAACACCAACTCCTGCAGCTGCGGCACCAAAAGTTCCCGGAATGGCAGGTGGTGGAGCAATCATGCCACATCAACTTGGTGTGGTTGGTGGTAAAGCGTCTGCTAAAAATATTGCTCCTGTATATCAGCAATCTCTGCCGATGCTGTTTAGCATTCTTCAGGGTGGAAGATGGAAGGAGAAGGGGTGGAATAGTAAAGAATTTATGCAGATGTTGACATCGCGTATGATGCAAGAAAGTGGAAACTTTACTAAGACAAGAGAACAATATACTCCATCACCAAATGATCCAAAAGGAAAGCCAGGTTGGAATTACTTCAATAAAATTAGAGGGTATGGAAGCAATCCAGTTTTAGGGAATAAAGGTGATGCTGATGGATATAATTTTATTGGACGTGGCCCAGTTCAACTGACTGGTAGAACAAACTATGAAATGTTTAATAAGTGGTTGGTAAGAAATGGATATAAGGGATATGATGTTGTTAAGAATCCCGGATTGATCGAAAAGGATCCAAAAATCCAAGCACTTTCTGTTCTTGCATACATGGAAAACCGTCAAAAGTTATTCCCTGATGCAAATCTAGGACAGATGGCTAAGACCGGAAACCTTAAGGACTTTGTGTATTCGATTAATGGTGGTCATCATGGACTGGAAACAACCAAGTCCAATCTTAACTTGATTAAGAAAACCAACGTCAATTTTGGTCAAACCCCAAGAATTGTTTCCACAGCAAAACCAACATCTAAACCAGCGGCAAAATCAGCAGAACCTAAGAGAGCTTGGTATGATCCACGTGGATGGGTTGGAAAGCAGCACGGTGGCAAGATGGTCACGGAGAATACTGGAGTCAATATACCTGGAGGAACTGCTGACAGACAACTGGTTGCTCTACAACCCGGAGAAAATCATTACATCTTCCCCAAAAAGTTTGTTGACATGGGTGGCATTAGTCATGTTGATAAATTGGTTGCACAATTTGATCCAAACTCTGCCCCAGCAAAAGATGGTCAACGTGGAAAACTTGCACAGTTAAGTAGTCAGGTAAATAGAAATGTACCTGGCGCACCAGTTACAGGATCGATGGGAGGAGCTATTACACTTCCACCAATTAACAAAACGTCTATGCCTGATGGATTGCCACCTGCAGAAGATAATAGTGTTTATACACAGGCACCTATATTTAATGCTCATGCTGTTTCTGGAATTCCGGAAAGAAAGAGACTTACAGAAATGTACGGAATTGTTGGGTAATAAGAAATGGCAAAAATAGACGCAGGCAAATTATTACCACAATCAAACAAGTCTTGGATCGTTGCAAAGACTGGTAAGGTAAACTTTAGTGTGCCAAAATACACTAAGGTCGCAGACAGAAATTTCAAGACTGAAAAAACAGTCAACGAAGATAATGAAGAGATTCTCTTTAAAAAGAAGCACGATAGAGAAGTAAAGAAAATTGAAGGACTAGTTGATAATATCTCCACCCTTTTAATGTCACGCAAGATATTTGCGCAAAAGAAGGAAAGAAAGGAAAAGATAGATGCTATTTCAAAGAAGCGTAAAGAAAAGGAATCAGAGTTAGAAGCAAAGAAGTCTGAGAATGGATTTGATGGACCAAAACTTGTACGAAAAGTTGTTGGTGGTGGACTAATTGACTCCATTTGGAGATTCTTTTTATACACATTTCTTGGCGCAATTTTGAATAGAACTAAGGATATTATTCCTGGTTTGTTAAAGGTTGTTGGATTTGTTGCTGGTGGAGCATGGAAAGTATTGGAGACAATATTTGGTGCTCTATTCGAGGGTTTTGTATTTTTTGTAGACCTTGGATTCAAAATACATGATACAATTCGAGGAACTGTACAATTTTTAGGTGGTGACACGGGGGTTAAGATCTTCGATGCGTTCACCAGCGGACTGAGTACGTTCTTAAATACGGCTCTGATCGTCGGAATGACTCTGGCATCTATGGGCATGATGCCAGACTTTGGATTGGGTGGTGGGGGAAAAGGAAAGCGCGGCGCAGCACCTGGAAGTACACCTGGAAGAAGGCCACCTGCCCCTGGAGCAAGACCTGGATCTCCAAGCACAAGACCCCCAGCCCCCGGCACAAGACCTGGAGTAGGGGCAAGGCCGGGTGGTCCATCGGCAAGACCGGGTGCCAATCCCGTGCGGGGAATGCCAAGACCTCCAGCTCCGGGTGCCACCCAAGGATTCCGCACAGCTGCTGGATTTGCTGGACAAGGAGCTGCAAAAGGAGTTGCAAAAGGTGCTAGTAGAGTTGGTTCAAAGTTTGTTCCGTTTATCGGGCCAATTATTGACTTCGCAATTCGAACCCTTGTATTCGGAGATTCTCCTGGAAGAGCAGCAGCAGGAGCAGCAGGTGTAGCAGCTGGACAAGCACTTGGTGGATTTTTGGGTGGAACAATTGGAACTATTGCAGGTTCTGTTGTACCGATCATCGGAAACCTACTTGCTGGTGGTGCAGGTGCTCTAATCGGTTCTGTGATTGGTGGATTCATAGGTGATGCGATTGGTACAACTCTCTATGATATGGTCTTTGAGAGATCGAAGACTACCAAACCAAAAGGTCGTGCATCGGGTGGTAGAGTTAGTCGTCCCGTAAAACCCATTACTCGAAGAAGTAAGAGGCTAAAAGTACCTGCAGAATCAAAACAAAAGCAGAAGACTGAAGCAGGAAGAGATATTGGTGGAAAGAGTGTAATTCAAAGACTATTCCCCGACACAGATACTGTAGGTGGTGATGGAGGCAATCGTCCTGTTGGTCTGATTGGATGGGCCAAGAGCATTCTTGGATTTGCAAAGGGAGAAGAAGAAGGAAAGGGCGGTATAGGAAATCCCTTTAAGGCACTTACAGAAACATCGGAAATTCTGAAGGGGATTCCGATTGTTGGTGGCATCATGGGAGCATCGATTGATATTGCTCTCGGACAAAAACCATCGGATCTGGTTTATGCTCAGTTGGGTGCATCGATTGGAGCAATCATCAAAGCATCTGCAAATCGCGCAGCATCAGAGTCTCTCTATAAGACAATCTCTGCCTTCGCAGCAGGTGGTGTTGTAAAACCAAGTGAAACATCAACATTCGCAGATGATGGAAAACTTGAAGAGACTTTAAGTAATTCATTCAAGCGAATGATTGGTCTGGAGGCACAAACTGCCATCAGAAATATTTCGGGCGAAAGTAAGCGTCGTCGTGGTCCTGCTAAAAGAGGATCGCCCGAAGAAGCAACAGAAACCTGGGGTGAAGGAGAGACTGGAGCACCTGGAGCAGCTGGCACTCCCGGAGCACCTGGAGCAGCTGGTGGAGGATGGGAGCCGGCTGGTGGTGGCATGGGTGGAAGAAGGGGAACACGGGGAGCAAAAGCAAAACCCGGAACACCTAAAGTTCCCGGAGTTCCCGGTGTAACACCAGCACCAGGAGATGTAGGATCTGGTGGAAATATATCCGTCACCATGACACCAAATCAAAAGAAAGCATTAGACATTCTCAGTAAGTATGAATCTGCTGGTTCTGGTGGATATAGTGCCGTAAACCAGATCGGTATTGCTGGCGGTAGAGGTGTTAAGGGATATTCCGGAGACTTCTCAAAGATGAAGCAGCATGGTGGAAGAAAACTCACCGACCTGACCGTGGGCGAAGTTCTTGCACTTCAGGCAGAAAAACCTGGAATGTCTGATGCTGAGTGGATTAAGCAGGGAAGACTACACGCAGTAGGTAGATATCAGTTTATCGGAAACACTCTTCCGGGAGTGGTTCGCCGGGCTGGTATACCCAGAGATGCAAAGTTCTCCAAGGAAGTTCAGGATCTACTTGCACTTCAATACATGAAGGAACGTGGAATTGGTGCATGGATTGGTCCAAGTGATAAGGCAACAGCAGAAGAAAGAAGAATTATTGAAGCTGCAAGACAGGATCCAATCAAATTTGCAAAGGCAGAAGGAAAGGCAGGAGCACCACCAACCGGAACTACACCAAAAGGAAAACCATTAGGATCCATCTATCAACACCTACATGGAGATCCAAACAGACCCGGATATGATTATGGTGGCCACGGAACTGAGGGAAATGCTCACGATCACTTCTCATTCTCAAACAGACAGACTGCGATTGCTGCATATAAAGCACTTAAAGCAAGAGGATATGACGTTACTGAATTTGAAGGATTTGGTGGAGTTGGTAGTCATAGTGCCAGAGGTGGACACTTTGGAAAGGCTGGTGGTGATCCAACATATAATGATGCTAGTGATGGTGTTGCATTTGACGTTCCGTGGTATCAGTTTGGTAGTGGAGCAATTGGAGAGCGTGACTTCAAGAAATCCAGAGAAGTCGAAGCAATCGTCAAGCAGGCAATCACAGGACAAATCACAACGGCCGATGGCAAGACTCAAGTTTGGGATTCCAAGAGTCAATCTTGGGTTGCTGGAACTCCTGGAAATGCTTCCGCCGGACAATCTCAAAGAAAGGTTGGACAGGAAGCTACACTTAATGGAAAACCTGTAGTATGGAATGGAACCAATTGGGCTCCTAAGAGAGATAGTGGTGGCAATATACTTACCAAGATTCAACAAACTCTCTTCCCACAAAAACCTGCTGCACATCCAGCTGGTGGTGGCATGGGTGGAAAAAGAGGGTCTGGAAGTAGTCCATCAACCCCATCAGCAAAACCTGCTGCTAAACCTACCACTAAACCTGCTGCACCAAAAGCAGGACCTGCAGCAAAAGGATATGGTGGTGGTGATTCAAGTGCAAAGAAACCTCAGAGAGCTTGGTATGATCCGCGTGGTTGGATTGGTAAAGAGGAAGGTGGACAGATTAATCCTGTTGGCACACCACCAAGAAAGGACTTTACCCCATTACAATCACACGCATCGTATGAGAAGACTGGACAATCTCTAATGATTCAACCTATAATAGTTCAAAGAGTTGTTCCCGTACCTCTAAATCAGGGTGGAACTACTGACTTTGGCCCACAGTCTGCTGGTGGAGTAAATAGTCATAGTGGAAATAGAAACAGTCTGAGTAGACATTAATCAAGATGCCAAAGAACGTCGCTGCACAAGCTGGAGAGGCAAATGTAAGCCAATTCACGATCACATCAAATTATAACGGAAATACCACAGATGTAAAAGGTGGTATTTCTGAAATGATGGTGTACGAAAGTATATTGGATACTACAGTAAGGGCCTCTGCAGCAATCATCGATACTGGTTATTCCTCTTCGGAGGGAAATGCTGCTATGACACAGGATCATGCCAACACAAATACACTCAATCTAACTGCTGGCGAAAAGACAGAGTTGGCTATTGAAGATGGGTATGGCAATAAACTGAGGTATCAAGGAGACTATGCCTTAGCAGTAAAGGAGATGCGGGCAATTGCAGAACATGCAAGAAAGACAAAGTATACGATTGACTTCTACTCTCCAGAATCAATTCAAAATCAATTGCAAAAGACAAGAGTTACTAAACGTTATGAAGGAAAGATTCCTGATAATGTAAATGAAATTCTTAAGAGTGTTCTTGGTACAGCAAAGCAGGTTACTGTTGACCCAGGACTGAATGATTTCAATTTCTTAGGATATAGCCAAAAACCGTTTCACATTATTCCGTGGTTGGCAAAACGGACTGTCCCAGATATGCCTGGAGCACTTGGAAATCTTGCTGGATATTTCTTCTATGAAACGGCAGATGACGGATCCGGATCTGGTGGATTTCAATTTAGATCGATCGACAAGTTGATGTCGTTGGGTCCAAAGAGGAGATTGATCAGTACATCATCAACAGAACTTCCACCTGGATATGATGCTAAGATATTGAACTACCACTTCGATAGTGGAATTGAGATGGAAAGAGCTTTGATGATTGGCAACCTCATGAAGCAAGAATTGAAAGGATTTGAACCATTCAGCAACGATTACAGGGAAACTGAATTTGATACTGCCAACCAATTCCAAGAGCAAAATATTGGCGGACTCTATAGGCCAAATGTTGGAGATGATGTTCAGCAGGAGATTGCTAAGATTTTTACCAAGTTTGATGATACTGGGGTATTGCCAACTGGACGAAAATTGGATGAGCAACTACCAAAATCAAAGGATAGAGTAAACTTTGATATTAATGATATTCTAAGACAATCTTCTGCAAGATACAATAATCTGTTCAACACCAAAATGTCCATCACTATACCAGCAGACTTTGGTTTACATGCTGGTGATACAATATACATGGACTTCCCTGAAGTTTCAAACAAACAAACTCAGGATGTAAGTAGAAACAAAGGTGGTATATATATGATAGTAGATGTGGGACACAGAATATCAAAAAACAGCTCCTATACATCACTACATTTGGTTAGAGAATCATTAGGTCGAAAATAAGGATGAGGACAAATTTATGGTAAACAAATCTTTGCAGCAACATATTAATGACGATAGGGATGAATTAGACAATCCCATGATTAGTGCCCAACGCCGTAGGCACATCGAAGATGAACTTGATGCGTTAGAACAATATCAAGTAAATCACCCAGATGATGATCACGATCCAACGCAGTTGGAGCTTTACTGTGATACTCATCCAGATGCTCTAGAATGTAGAATTCACGAAGACTGATTTATAAATGACAAGAGACCTGTTCAATTCTGAATTTAGTGGCACAGCAGAGTTCCATTGGTGGATGGGACAAGTTGTTGATGAGAAAAATTGGAATGAAAACCATGCTCATAAAGTCCATAAGAGGGATGATGAGAAGGGATGGGGGTATAGGTATAAGGTGAGAATTTTTGGTAGAGATACTAAAGAGAAGTATCAGGATACTACCGATGATGAACTCCCGATGGCAGAAGTTCTCTATCCAGTAACTGCTGGTAGTGGCCATGATGGATCTGCACAGACAGCAAATCTACGTCAAGGAAACTATGTCATCGGGTTCTATAAGGATGGTATTGATGGAACCGAACCCATCATCATGGGAGTCTTGGGAAACCAATCACAAACAAGATTGTTTGGTGGAGATCCAAATGAAGGATATATTCCCAGAACAGGTTATATTGGATTAAAAGAAACAAAAACATCTTCAACAAAAAATCTTCTTCTTGAAGGACCTTCAGAGGGAACTCCACCATTAGAGGAAAATCCAAATCCACTTGTTGGTAGAGTTGCACATATTGACCAAATTAAAGATGGAGCATACTCACACTATGTTCCAAAAACAAGAGAGTGCGATGGTCCAGCTGGAGAGATGCAAGGTGTTCAGAGAGCACTTAAAAATCTCCTTAAGCTTGTTAATCAAATTAGATCCGAAGCAAGTAGTTTTCTTGGTGCCGCATCAGACCTTCAGAATGCAATTCCACAGTTAGTAAATACCGCAACGCAATTTATTGCAAATCTAATCAAGACTTTGATCGATAAGATTAGAGGATATACAAATAATATTATTGATGATGGAATCAAAGAGATTGTCAATCTTGTAATTCCAAATAAAAGATCCAGATTCAATAGAGTTGTAGAGGAACAGCAAGATGGTCTACAATGTCTTTTCAATAAACTAATTGATGCTCTGATTGAACTGGTTAAGGGACTTGTTCAGAAGGCAGTCGATGACTTAATTGATGCCCCCATGTGTGCCGCTGAAGCGATGGCGGGGGGAGTTTTTAGTAACATTATTGGACCAATTGCCAATAAAGTAAATAATGTAATAAAGGCGATACAAGCAGCTGCTGGAGCCGGATTTAATATTAAAGGTGGACCCCTAGACATTCTCAACATACTTTGGGGTCTGCTAGGATTCCTCTCTTGTGATGAGAAACTTGACTGTACGATGAATGATCAGTGGAGTTTCTGGTATGGACCTAAGGAAAAATCAGATGAGGTTTCAAAAAATATTGGAAGTTTGATAAACTCTCTTGCCCAAGGTGGCGGATCCGGCGGTGCTGGTGGTTCCGGTGGGGGAGGAGGCGGCGGTGGTGGATGTAACACCAAGGCCAAACCATGTGGGCCGCCACGCGCAAACTTTACTGGTAATGGTAAAGGTGCTGCAGGAAATCCTGTGATTGGTCCAGATGGATCACTACTCGCTGTGGATATGGTGAGTGGTGGTAGTGGTTACTCTGCCCCGCCATCAGTTACTATGATGGATCAATGTGGATTTGGTAATGGCGCAGTAACAGCAGCTCAGGTTGCTCCCGCTACAGGAACTTCCACAGTATCCCCAACCAATACAACACCAACAGGAACAGGAACAGGAACTGGTGTCGGTGGTTTGCCTGGATTTGCAGATCAACCAGGATCAGGTGGTGAGCAGTTCCGCGAAATGCCTGCGGGTGCTGGAACTATGCAGGGAACTGTAACATTTGATGAGGAAGGCAATTTTACCGGATCTGGAACTTTCCTCACAGATGATGGACTGTATACGGGTGGTGGTCAAATTACTGGATCAGGAACGGGTACAGGAACTCAATCATTTAATGGAACCGGAAACTTTGATAATGGAACATTTACTGGAGATGGTATTGCTGTTGATGGAAATGGAAATGAAGTTGGTCAGGGAACATTTAGTGGATCAAGTACAATTACTCCACTAAACAACATCATTACATCCGATCCTGGTGAGGAAGATCTAACCGTTACTGGTGTGATTGTACTTGATCCTGGGGTTGCCTATCTCCCAGCACCAAATGGATATGTTGGTGCAAATGGATCTGTTTATGCAACTCCAACTGACACAATTCTTGGAAATGATATAAGTGGATATACTGTTGTTCCACCATTCACACCAATCTCAGTTCTTCCTGGAGACACTATTGCTGCACCAGCAGGAACTGTGATTGAAATATATGATAATGATGGCAATATAACTGAAGTTATTAATGGACAAGGACCACTATCACCAGTTCCGGTGGAGGTTGGTGGATCTACAACAACACCACCAGCAGCAGATCCAGTAGTACCACCATCTGGCGGTCCAGTAGTACCACCAGAGTATCCAACATCTAACGGTTCATATCCGGTAGTCTTGGAAATTGGTGAAATTGTAGTAACAAATCCTGGTGTAAATTATCAACCGGGAGATACAATTACAATCACACCGGATCGAGGCGCAGTATTAGAACCAGTATTTGATAGTGTTGGTAGACTTGAATCTGTAAATGTAATTAGTCCTGGTATAGGATTTGCAGAGTGGCCAACTATTCGCGTGAATTCTAATCAAGGCATTAATGCAGATATGGTTCCCGTATTCAACGTAATTAGAGTGGGTGATCTTGCTGAAGGTGATGATAGAATTCCAGAAGACGTTCAATTGATTAGTGTGGTTGATTGTGTTGGTAGAGTGACAAGAGACAGCAGAGGTAGTATAATACCTAATAACTAGTGTAATCACACAGGTAAACTTTAATGGCAGGACAATTAGTTAATCGCAATCGTCACGGTGGCGGAAAAAAAGAAAATGATGAAGCACTAAAATATGGAAACCGTCACGGTCAAATTGAGTTTGGGCATCTTCATCTTGGAGATCCATCAGAGGCTCTAAAGTCCGATGTAACTTCTGGCGTCATGCTGCAGGCATTTGATTCTAGGCATTATGTTTCCTTGGATAATGATGGACCTAGACAGGGATGGACCCTAAATAGATGTCCTAGCGTTTATGGCATCCAGTGTGCTACAGATAATGCAGGAACAGTAAACTCAGAGAAGGGTGTGGGTTTCTTCCTACTATCAGAAACTGGGGATGTTGTGATTAGAGCACCAAAAGGAAGAATTCGCCTTAGTGCTTTGGATATAGATATTAGAGCAGATGGATTTAATAACAAGAGAGGATCTATCAATTTAGATTCCAACCAGTCTATCAATATGAAAACAGGAACATTTGACGTTCAAGCAAATGTTGGTGCCCGCATCTTTACTCCCAAAACCATGAACTTGGTTGCAAATACTTCTATGCACTTGGTGAGTAATTTTATGAACGGAATAACTGCTGCATCTGTACCTAAGCCTAATAAGGAATTCAACCCATCTACACGCGAATTCAACCAAAAGTCACTTTATACTTGATTATTAGTAATGACATTTCAGCACGATGATTTAACAGTATCCCACCAATTTCTTGTTGGCGAAGGATATCATCTACCTCTTGGATTAGGTCCCACAAAAATTAGAGGAAGTGCTTATATAGAAGCACCGATGACTATTGGTGCCGATAAGGCATTCCCAGGAATTTGGGCAACATGTATGATTGGTCCTATGAAAAATAGTGACTCCCCACCATGCTTCGTTCCCGGATTTATTAATGCATGTGGACCAACTAATAATTCACCATATTCTTTGGCAGTTAAAGGTGATGCTGTAATTTTCCAACATCTTGATGTAAACAGAAATATTACTCTTGGTGGAACACTTAGGGCAGGTGGAAACATTATTGCTCAGGGACATGTGATGTCACATTGTGGCGGCCACGTTCTTGCTGCCAAGAAAAACTTTGACATTCCACACCCAACTAAGGAAGGGTGGAGACTTGCGCATAGTTGCGTAGAAGGTCCAGAAGCAGCAGTATATGTTCGTGGAAAGGTAATAAATCAAACAGAGATAAAACTTCCAGAATATTGGAAGGGTCTTGTAGATCCACAGACTATTACGGTTTCATTAACACCAATTGGCGCACATCAAGATATAATTGTGAAAAGAATTGGAGATAATACAGTATATCTTCAAGCAAAAGGTGGCATTCCAATCAATTGCTTCTATCTAATTTTCGGTGAGCGTATTGATACAGAAAAACTAATCCCAGAATATGAGGGAACTATTGAGGATTATCCAGGAGACAACAATCAAAGGTCTATCGTTGGATATCATTACGACGTTAAGCAGGTTTGAGAGATAGATTATGCCAGAAGAAATTCAATACGTTAGACCACAACCTGTTGGTGAAGTATTCCCAGATATAGAACCGGAGTTTAGTGATTTATATCTTACTGCGGTAGAACCACCAGAGTTTCCACCCGATCCAAATGTCCAGATTATTATTACTGGAGTGGGAACATATAGAGGTTTAGAAGTATCGCATGACTATGACTTTAGATCAATTGTTAATGTTACACATACTGGAGTTGGTGGAACGGCTCTCTATACGACCGGAGATACTGCCCTAGTCACTAAAGGTGACACCAGTTTAGGTGATGGAACTATTACTATTGGACGTACAAATACTGACGACGTTTCAGTTCAAGGCGAATTTATCTCAGACCTAATTCCAAACGCCACTAGTACATATGATATTGGATCATCCAGTAGAAGATGGGATGAAATTTATGCAACTGTACTTAACATTTCTCAGAATTTAAACGTAGGGGCGGCCGCAACAATTGGAACTTATGCATCAATTGGAACCAATTTGTTAGTTGGGGCAGCTGCAACTATTGGAAGTAAACTAGTAGTCGGTCTCACAACAAACCCCGGATATGCAACTCTTACTGTCGGAAATATAGACAGTTCAGTAACGAATAGAGGAGCTCTGGCAGTTAAGACACTTCCAAACACAGGAACTACTGCCCAAGCAGCATTATATCTGGAAGAACAAAATGGTTCTGAGGGTTGGTATGTAATTGTCGATGAAGATGGAGATCTGAATTTTAACAATTCTGGAAGTGTTACAGATTCTATTGAATTTTTGGATAATAACGACCTTATAGTCCGTAAAGGTCATCTTGGAATTGGACTTACGATTGCAACGGATGCACTAACTGTTGACGGAAACGCAAGAATTACTGGTGTTCTCACCGCAACAACATTTTCTGGAACCGCAACGAAAGTTGAGACGCAAAGGAATGAAGTTGCAGGTGATTATTATCCAGTATTTGTAGACACCAACAACACTAACAAAACATCTGAGGAATTGTGGACTGATGCTGGTTTATCGTATGACCCATCAACCAATACACTTACTGCAGGTTCTTTTGTTGGTACTGCATCTTCAGCAACAGTTTCTGCAAAGGTTTTTACACAATCAAATGCAACGAATGGTGCATTTTATCCAACATTTGTAGACACTAACAACACCAATAAAACATCCGAAGATGTTTGGACTGATGCTGGTTTATCATATAACCCATCTACCAATACTCTCACAGCAGGATTCTTTTCTGGGGATGGTTCTGGATTAACTGGGGTCACGGCCGGAAGTGCAACAAATGCAAATAACATATATTTGACCGACAGTTCAGACCTCAATAATAATTATAACATTCCATTCATGAATGTTACTGGAGGGGGAACTGCATATAGGGCATTGCAAGTTGATGATGGTGGATTATATTTCAACCCAAACACAAATACTCTAACTGCATCTGTTTTTAGCGGGGCAGCAACAAACATACAGACAGTATCAATCGCAACAAACGCGAATTTCTATCCAACATTTGTAGACACCAATAATTCATCTGCAACATCTGAGGCTCTCAATACAGATGCTGGAATAATCTATAACCCATCAGTTAATGTCCTTTCAACAGTTGGTGTGATTGCATCAGGTGGGTTTAAGAGTGATTCTGGATCATATATTCTAATAACTACCAGTGGATCAGTCGTTACATTTACAGTTACTGGTGTTGGATCAACATCATTAACATTAGCATAATGTGACAGTTGAGAAACTGTCCACCAGACTTGACTCTGCCCCAGATAGGACCTATAGTAATGATATGGATATGGAGATTCTATGACTTCAGGTGAAAAGTTCCAAGAACAAGAAGAGTATCTTACAAGGTGCGTGGTTGACACGGCATCCCGTTCTTTTAGGATTTATTCAAGTCTTGGAAATGAAAAGACCGTGAATTGTAACCATGTAGAAGAATTTTTGAGCGTTCTTGCTACGGTGCGAGATCTAATTAATCCCGACGAAATCATTTATGCAGAACCTCCAGTCCTTCAAAAATGACTAAGAAGACAACCCCACAAAACGTAGAAGAAGCAAATGTTGCTTTGTTTAAAGCAAAGTGGAATTTGCCCCAAGCAGCAGATCATTGTGGAATGACAAAAAAAGAAATGAAAATGACATTTCGCGAATATCTTAAGTATCATCCCCCAACATATTCCTCAATCAAGGAAGATCAACTTAGTCTATTCTAAATACAATAACTTGGGTTAGTTCCATGGAATATTATATCGAACAAAGATTTTGTTGGTATGAATGTGATGGAACAAAACATCTTGTATTAATGTATTTTTTAAATACTGTTCCATTTACATTTGATGATCTTGATGATGAGTATTTTAATGATCCTGGGGTAATTAAAATTGCCAATCAAGAAAGAGTATTTAGCCCCGAAGATCTTTATAGGGGTTCATGCTACTTGATTCAAGAAGAATGTCATCCATGTTTTAATGAACTTGAACTGGTAAATCCAGAATGTATGCCCGACTGTGAATGATTTTTGGAGGTATAAAATGTCGCTTCTTTCACAACGTGACCGTGAACTTTCTCTTAAAGCACTAGAGTATTACTACTCTTGGGTAAAGGATGAGAATGAAAAGAGAGAGTATAGAGATCTTATTAACTGGGTCCGTCTTGAGCACCAGAAAAATGAAGTATGATTATAACAAACCCATGAACGAAGTTAAAATTAACTTATGGTTCTGTGGGGGAATGAGAAAGTGGAGATTTGTTCTCACTTATGATTTGGGTGCGGAGAGAAAGCAACTAAGTGGATCTTATGATCATTTAGATGAAGCAACACAAGAAATACATAATATCGTGGTAAACATACACGAAGAAAATAACGCCATTATTGTATAATATGAAAGATTATAAGTTGACATGTGCCCAAGATTGGGTTCAGTATTTTGACCGACTATTTCAAACTGTAGAGATTGATAATTTTCTTGAGTTTGGTCTTGGTGTTGGAACAGAATTTTTGTGTGATCATGCTAAAAATGTAACGTCTGTGGAGTTGTCTACTGGCGATTATAACCTAGAATGGACAAATCAAACCAAAGAACAACTTAAGGACTATACAAATTGGACACTTCATTATGTCCAAATTCCAGACGAAATTCAAAAGTCAAATCAAGACGCAATTAATAATCAATATCCCCTAGAAGATCTTTCATATCTTCCGGTTCTTGAGAATATTGTGGTTCCATTTATGGAAGAAAGGGAGTATGATGTGATTTTTGTGGATCCTGGGATTCATAATCGCGGAGATATTGTAAACTTTGCTTTTGGTCATGCTCCCATTATTGCGGCGCACGATAGTGATAGGACTGGAAGAGTTATTCCTTTTGTTTATGGATATAATATTGTGAAAGTTCCTGAGAATTATACAGAGATTCATCGGGAAGATACATATTGTGGAACAACCTTCTGGGTTGATCATACCATGGAAGGTTCCGACACATTAATTGACGTTTTAAGCAATTGACATATACATAGATATGTGCTATTATTAGCATATGCGATACTAATTCGCTAGTGACCCAAAAAGTGTGACTTCATAACCTCCTTCGGGGGGTTTTGTTGTATGATAAATAATCCATAACGGAAACTATAAGATTTAAATAAAATGGGTCTTTCTAGATTAGACAATTTTCTGAAATCAACAACCGGAACAATTCTATATGTGGATCCTAGCAGCTTGGATTCCAGCGATAGTGTTGATAATCAGGGCAACTCTCTAACACGTCCTTTCAAGACGATTCAGAGAGCTCTAGTTGAAGCTGCAAGATTCTCCTATCAAAGGGGATCAAATAATGACAGGTTTTCCAGAACAACAATTCTGGTATTTCCCGGAATTCACTTTGTTGACAACAGACCCGGATATTATCCAGATGGTTCCACATTTAAAACAAGAAGGGGATCGACTGTAACTGACCTGTTTGAATGGGATCTTCTAACTTCATTCAACCTCAATAGTAGCGATAATGCGCTCTATAAAATGAATAGCTTCTTCGGTGGCGTGATTGTGCCCCGTGGAACTTCTATTGTTGGTTTGGATGAGAAGAAGACAATCGTTCGTCCAAGGTATGTTCCAAATCCAGAGAATAATTCCGTTGAGAGATCAGCAATTTTCCGTTTAACTGGTTCATCTCACATATACAACATCACATTTCTTGATGGAGACCCTCAAGGAAGTGTGTATCTTGATTACACAAGTAATGCTGTAATTCCAAACTTTTCGCACCATAAACTATCTGCATTTGAATATATTGATGGTGCAAACTCAATTGATATTGATGATGTCTTCCTGACATATAAGACAACTCGCACAGATCTTGATGGATATTATCAGAAACTTTCTATCGTCTATGGAAACAGTAGTCAAAGAGCCATCTCTCCAGATTATCCAGCTACTGTAGATATTGAAGCGATTGTTGATGAATACAAAATTATTGGTTCGGTTGGTGCATCATATGCAATTTCATCCATCGAAGCTGGAAATGGAGTAACACCAACAACAACGATTACCGTTACGACTGCACAAGACTTCGAAGATATTTCAATTGACACTCTAATTGAAATAACTGGTGTTGGTGAGTCTGGATATGATGGGCAATTTGTTGTTACAGAAGTTGTTGATTCAAATACATTCAAATATAGTACATCCACAACGCCAATAGATGCGTCGCCAACTATTAGTTCCGCAACTGTACTTGTTTCAGTAGACACTACTACTACAACAGAACCAGAAATTCACGGATGTACATTCCGATCATCTTATGGAATGTGTGGTTTGTTGGTTGATGGAAACTATGTCACGGGATTTAAGAATCTTAGTATTCACGATTCTCATGCAATCAGTTTACAGAATGATGATAATGCATTCATTCTTTATAATAGTGCTAATGGTACATATGCTGATATTACTGGACCAACAAAAAATCTTCACAGCAATATTGAATCAAAGTATAAACCATCTTATGAAAACTTCTTCATTAAGAGTGTAAATGGTGCCGAGGTTCATGCGACCAGTTGTACTGTAACTGGATATGCTGAACAATTTGTATCAGAATCTGGTTCAAATATTACATTAAATTCTGTAAGTTCTCATTATGGTGCAAGGTCTTTAGTATCGCAGGGTTATGCAAACGAAGCATACGCTAAGCATGACTATGGATATGTATCACATATTATTACTCCAAAGGAAGAATTAACTGAAAAAGTTTATATTGATGTTGCAAGTATCGATAAGACAAAGACTGTCTCAGTTGCAACAACAAGTAAACTGTTCCTTGCAAATAAGACTTCTCAAGCATATCCACCACAACATATTGTTGATGGATATAGAATTGGTGCAAGATCAAATGACATTCTGTATGTAAATCTTCCAGCATTCACGGGCGTTTCTACAACATATTCGGCAAGAATTGTAATGCCGAACACTCAAGGAAGTGGTGCAGAGATTTCTTCCAAAAAATCTTATGTCGTTTCAAGAACTGGAACTGGTAATGTAATTTCAAGCAACATTATTACTTTAACGTCCAACCATGCCCTTGTGGATGGAGAAAAGATTAGAGTTATTGGTATTACTGGAGAAATTCCTGATGGTCTTGAACCAGATAGAATCTACTTTGCGATTGTTACAGGACTATCTGCAAATCAGGTAAAAATTGCAAAGACATTAGATGATGCTCTTGTCGGAGATGATGTTGTCATTAACAACAAAGGCGGACTTCTACTTATTGAAAGTAGAGTTTCCGATAAGAAGAGTGGTGATATTGGACACCCAATTCAGTGGGACACCACAAATTCTCAGTGGTATATTAATGTTTCTGCTGCTTCCACAGAGAATAGTATTTACGCAGCTCTTTCTGGATTTGGTGCAACAAGGACTTCAACGACTTATATTGAAAGATATCCAGATAATAGATCGAAGGAAGATACGATCTATCAGATTCGCTATGTAATTCCCAAGGGAGCATTAGGTGCAACCCCACCACGTAGAGACTTTATTGTTCAAGAATCAAACACATCTATTGGATCTACGACAGAGATTAGTGCCCAATGGAACGCATCTAACACATCTTCCATTTCAGAATCAACTGATCTAAGAAACACCAGAATTATCGCAAATGCTTCATGGTCTTCAGGAAACGCTACTATTACAACAGAGCTTCCACATAATTTAACTATTGGATCCAAGGTTCAAGTTATAAACATAACCAGCACAAATAATACTGTTGGCGCGGCATACTCTGGATTTAATGGATATCATACAGTAATTAATATTGGAAACACCAAAGAATACAGTTATGCGTTGGAGGAGAATCCTGGCACCTATACAAATAATAACTCCCTAAGAAATGCAAATCTACCATATTATCAGAGAAAGGACTTTAGCCTAACTCATAAAGTATATGATGTAGAAACAATTCAAGAGTATGAAGAGGGTGTTAAGGATGGTATTTACCATTTAACTATAATAACTGCTAGTGTTTCACCATCAGATAATTATTTCTCCGGTGAAAAGTTTTCCCAAGATACTACTCACGTTTATCCAGTAATTGATAAGGATAATAGAAATTTTGATCCAGAAGCGTCATACTCATTTGCAGAGTCTGATGTTATTGGTAATGTAACTATTAATGATAGGCAGAATAGTTTAACAAAAGAGGCAGTTTCAAAAGCACTATATGACATCAACGTTGGTGTTGGTCTAACAAACCTACAATCATCACCAACTGGATTGGCGCATACAATCTTCACCAATATTGATCACAGACTGAATGGTATTTCAAATCTCAGTATTGTAAGTCCTGGAGCAAATTATGTTGATGGCGAATACTACAACGTTCCACTTACAGCAATTGGTGCTTCTGTAACTGGAAATCATGCAACAGCAAGACTGACCGTAAGTTCCGGATCCATAAGTTCTATTAGAATTATGGATAATGGTAGTGCCTATGGTATTGGAAACACTCTGCGAATTGCATCAGGTGTTACTACTGTTTCTCCATGGTCTACTGCAAATTATCCAGTTGTTCGTGTTGAGGGAATTGAAAATGTTGTTGGCGAAACTCTTGCAATTTCAGGCATTTCCAGCATAACAACATATCATTTTAACAACCTCTATAAGATTACTGGAATTAGTGTCGGAAACACAAAGCAGATTGAACTTCAATCTTCGACTGCACTACCATCTCCACTCTCAACAGGTATTGGTCCAGTAGTTACTGCAACTGGTCAAGCATTTGTTGCAGGTAGAGTTGTTGGTGTTTCAACGATTAGGTATGATTATGCAACTGGTATTGCAACAGTTGGTTTTAACACAACTCATGGATATAGAGTAGGAACAAAGATAAGACTTGGTGGATCTAATACCAGTTTCTACAATAAAGATACAATTGTTACAGATCTTGTTGGTCTAACAACTGCAAAGGTATATCTTGGAATTAGAACAGATAATCCAATTGTCTCCGGAACTATTGAATCATATTCCCATGTGGCATCTTCTTATGGTGGTGGAATTGAGAATGATGTAGAAGCGACTTCGGGTAGAATTGTCGTTGCATATTCCGGACTCTCTACCTCAATTCTTGCTCCGATTGCATCTTCAGATAATACTGAAGGTAGTGGCATTACTGTTTCAAATGCAGTCAACTCTGGTCTAAGACTTGGCGATTACTTCTTGATCGATTCCGAAATCTTCAGAGTTAAGCAAGTTGTCACAAGCAACACAGTATTGGCATTCAGATCACTTCTTGGAACAGCTGCCGCAGCACACTCTGCAAACTCACTACTCAGAAGAATTACACCAATTCCGATTGAATTGAGACAGAATTCTTCAATTAGGTCTTCTGCTCATTATTTTGAATACGTTGGTTTCGGTCCAGGAAACTATTCTACAGCAAAAGATGAGTATCAGTCCAAGGTTTTGAGTGGTGCAGAACTGATAAATGCATATTCTCTTGAGGGAAATGGAGGTTCTGTAAGTTTCTATGGTTCCAACCAGGATGGTGATGTATTTGTTGGTGGGTCAAAGATTGATAGTTCATCAGGAAATACTCAAAAGGTTAAGGTTCCATCTCAAGTCACTTCAGCTACAAGACTTGATAAAAATAGCGAAGATGTTGGATATGCCGTTGAAACTTTTGACAGTATTCAGGTAGAAAAGAATCTTACCGTAAGTGGTGGGCCAGATAAGGACTCACTATCCAATTTCGATGGTCCTGTTGTCTTTAATGGTAAAGTTAGATCTACATCAGATGATGGAATTCATGTTAAGTCTCTGAAAATTCAGGGTGATGCAACTACGCCCAGAAAACTCACAGTTGGTCTATCTACACCAGTATCTCCGGGAAGTCTTGGTGATATTGTTTGGTCCGCAAACCCAACTCTAGATGATTATCTTGGATGGATCTTTACAACAGGAAATACCTGGGAGAAATATGGATATGTTGGAATCAACCCAGCAAGTGTCAAGGGTGTTGGTATTTCAAGTAATGGAACATATATTGGATTTACAACCAATCTCAACATAGTTGGTCAGGGTCTGTCCATTACTGCAATCCCTAGCGTTGCGGGTGTAACTACACTCACACTTAATGCAAACCCAAGAATTGCAATCTCGACTGCAAATAACTTGTTTGCTGGTATTGCAACCCAGATCAACTTTATTGGTGCTGGTGTCTCAATTTCTGCAACGGTTTCTTCCGGTATTGCAACCATAAACTTCAGAGCAACTGAAACTGGTGGTGGCGGAGGAACTCCAACCGGAACACCAAATGCCATCGCGGCTTATGACGTTGCCGGAAATCTTGATGATTTGCCATCATTCACATATTTCAGCAATATTCTTAATCTTACAGGAAGTACAGCGACATCACTATTCAAAATAAGCCAGAGTGCTAATGGAAACACTCTCGATCTGGTCAATTCTGGAAGTGGAAAGGTTCTATTTGCAGGAAATTCTGCAAGTGACGTGGAACCATTTGTTATCACACCAAATAAACTTGTTGGTATTGGAACAAATGAGCCAGATGCTGGAATTGATTTGAGACTTAGAAATCCATCCGGATTCCCATTAAAAATTAGAATGGATCATACCGGTACGGATAATGATATTAAGATGCAAATGAATAATACCGGCAGACTCGGTATTCGCACCACTACAACATATGCCGTAACGTATGATTATACATTAGATGTGAATGGAAATGTTGGTATTACTACAGCACTTACATTTAATCTACCAGGAAGAACACAGAGACTTTCTCTACAAGCACCAAGCACACTTGTTGGAACTGCTTATACATTAACACTTCCAACTCAGGTGGGTGGAGCAAACAGCATTCTTTATACATCTTCAAGTGGAATTCTTGGATGGATCACTCCAAATAACATTTTGGCACAGTCATCCACAACTTCACTTCCAGAGGGAACAAATCAGTATCACACTCAGGAAAGAGCACAAGATGCTGTTGGTGCTGCAATTGCCGCAGGTATTCAAACGAATATTACGGTTGACTATGATGATTCAAATAACCGCATCAACTTTAACGTCATTAGCGGAACATTCCCATATACAACACGTGGATTTATGATTCCAATTAACTGAGTTTAATCCCCCCATTCGGGGGTTTTTTTATATCTCAGTTATTACCACTATTGAATATTGATCACAGGTCAAATCAAAGATTTCCCCTGACTTCAGGTATAACTCTAGTGGATATGCCATAGTTGTGGTCATTCCACTATTATCGTGCTGACACGCATGAAAACCTCTTGTTAATCTATTGGATGGGAAATAACCATAACCAAAAAAATCAAACCAAGTGTCATTATTAGATATATAAACTTGTGCCAATTGTCTTCCTATTGAATTGACATCCACACTTGAGACTTGATTGTAATTTACACTATTTCCCCATCGCATAGTAATTTCATCATCAGTCCCAGGACTCTTGGCTTTTATGAAATTTATTAGCAATCTACTATTAGTGGTGGCGGTAAAAAGAGCTGCGCCACCAACAGTAGATGAATTTCCATTTAAAACAGTAACAGTTGACATATTGTTTATTCAGTAACTATCATAATAGAATATGCATCACAGGTCAAATCAAAGATTTCCCCTGACTTCAGGTATAACTCTAGTGGATATGCCATAGTTGTGGTCATTCCAACAATATCACTACCCGGAAGAAGTCCTTTAGTGAATCTCCTGGAGCAAAAATAATCAGATCTGGTGTCGTCGTTTGAAACGTATATGTGGGCAAGTCTTCTTCCAAGTGCATGTACATCTGTACTTGAAACTTGATTGTAATTTACACTATTTCCCCATCGCATAGTAATTTCATCACCAGCGGATGTTGCATGAACAAAATTAAGTATGATCCTACAGTTTGTAGTAGCTGTATAAAGAGCTGCTCCACCAACCGTGGAGCTAGTCCCATTTAAAATTGTAACGTTTGCCATAATTTATCAACCTGCTTCTGGAATTGCTACACAATTATATGGTCCACATAAGGCATAGAACTGGTGGCCAGTATCCAATAATAACTCCACAGGTAATGCATCAATAAATGTATCTTCAGCATTTGTAGCCTGAGTATTGGTTGGAACAAGATTTTCCCCAAATACATTAAAATTAAATGCTCCGAGATTGTCAGGATCATAATGTATTTGATATGCTATATTTGCACCAAATGCACGAATCAAAGATGATGTTTGTGAAACAAGATTTCCAGATGCTCCCCAATACAAACCAACTTGGCCCGCACTTCCACCAGTTCTAACACCTTCCATGTAGAGAATCACAATTCTGGTTGGAGATGGTGCAGTATATAGAAGTGTTGCTCCGTTTGAGGATTGTCCTGATATAATAGTTGTTGCCATGGATAATTATAAATTGCCACATGTTTAGATATTTATAACATTTATAAATAACTAAAACCGTAGGGTGGATAGGGAAACCCATGAGCGCAACTAACAAGAACTTTATTGTCAAGAATGGTCTACAAGTCGGAAACGATCTGATTGTAGCGAACACAGACACGAATAAGGTTGGAATCGCTTCAACAGTTCCAACCAGCACATTTTCTGTTGCTGGAGAAATTGCAACAGATAATTTAGTTGCTAGTGGAATTTCTACAATCACACAACTAAAGGGAACACAAGTATCATATACCCAAGTTGATGCATCCACATTAAATGCAGTATCTGGAGTCGTAACATCTTTAACCGGTTCAAATATCAATATTTCGGGAGAAGTAAAATCTAATAGATTGGCAATAGGAGTTGCTGGTTCTATTTTTAGTGCAACCAGTTCCGGTGTTGGAGTTGGAACTACATTACCATCTAAACATTTTGAAGTTGTTGGAGACGCTAATGTTACGGGAGCACTTTCAGCTCTTGTTGTTAATAGTAATATAAATTCATCCGGAGTTAGTACATTTACATCTGCAAATGTAACCAATCTTCAATCTACAGATTTTAACGTTCTTGGAATAAGTACGCTTGGATTTGCAAACGCTACAAGATTAACAGTCTCTTCCAATACTCTATTGGGCATCACCACTACTGGTCCTTTGACAGCAGCCCAACTTAATGTTACTGGTATTACGACTATTGGTAATATTAATGCGTCACAACTTAGCGTGACTGGAGTTTCCACTCTTGCAAATGTAATTGTTGGAACTGCCAATTCAGTTGCTATTGGTACAAACACTCATGTTGCTTCACTTACTATTGGTGATGTTAGTACAATTGTTCCGCAGCGTGGCGGAATGGCAGTTAAAACATTACCAAATAGTAGTACAGTTGCTGAATCGGCAATTTACATAGAAGAACAGACTGGAAATGAGGGTTGGTATTTAACGGTTGACGTTGATGGCGATTTAAACTTTAATAATTCATCATCATCTATTCATTCCGTTGAATTCTTAGACGACGATTCTGTTGTTGTTAGAAAAGGTCATCTTGGAATTATGACCTCAGCGGCACAAGATGCCCTGACGGTTCTTGGAAATGCAAGAATTACTGGTGTAACCACCTTAACAACGACCACAACATCAGCATTAAATGCATCCCAACTTAATGTTACTGGTGTAACTACAGTAGTAGATCTAAAGGCAACTCAAACAACAATTACTGGAGTTTCGACCTTAGGTGTTGTTAATGCATCGCAACTTAGTGTTACTGGAGTCTCAACATTTGCTGGAATTACTACAGTTACAGGTTCAACTCTATTTTCTAAACAGGTTGATGTATCTGGAGTTTCAACCTTCCGAGATGCAACAACTCACCAAAAAGGAATTAGTGTAACAGGGATTGCTAATGTAACTGGCGTAAATGCAACCGGCGTAATTACTGCAACAACCTTTAGTGGAAATGCCACAACTGCATCAGTTGCAACTTATGCATCTAATGCCGGTGTAGCAACCTATGCATCAACATCAGGCATTTCGACCAGTGTTAGTGGTGGATTTGGATCTCTATCTCAACTTAACGTCACCGGATTTTCCACTCTAGGCGTAGTTAATGCATCCCAACTTAACGTCACTGGCGTTACTACGCTGAGCACAACCAATACTAATGGGTTGAGTGCATCACAACTTAATGTGACTGGATTCACAACACTTGGAGTATCAACTTCAACTGTGCTCAGTACCAACACACTAAGAGTTGCTGGAATTTCCACATATGTAACAGGACCGATATTGGTTGGATCTGCAACTTCTACTGGAACTGCTGACCAGAAACTACAAGTAACTGGAAAAGCATATGTGTCAAGTGCGGTTGGAATTGGATCAACAAATCCAACGACTGCGTTAGATGTTGTTGGAAGTATTAAGGTTCTTGGAACTATAACAGGAAATGCATTTAGTGGGCCTGGTATTGTTACAAGTATTATTGATGGTGCTGGTAGTGATGCGGTAGAGGTCAGTCCCGGAGTCTATAAAATAGACCTATATGGATCCGCAATTGGTGAGGCATGGGGAACAGTCCAGAATGGAGCTGGAGAAATTGGTGTTAGAACTGACGTTCTTGTGGGCGTGGGAACAACAGTTCCACCAGAATATACACTTGACGTTTCTGCAAAATATGAAGAGGAAGCAGCAAGATTCCTTGTTAAGGGAAGTAACGTCCATGCTCCATTTATTGTAAACTCTAATGTTCAAGTAAATAACCTAAACGCACAATTCCTTGGAGGAAAATCTGCACCATCAGGATCTATTGTTGGAACCACAGATTCCCAAACACTCTCATCTAAAACATTAACACTACCAACAATACAAGGAACCGGTGCAAACTTCAGCGGTTCCACTAGTGGTTCTATTAACCTTCTGGCAACTGCTACTGCGGGATCAAATACAATCACACTCCCAGCAACCACAGGAACTGTGATCACGACTGGAGATAGTGGTACTGTAACCAGCACAATGATTGCAAATGATTCAATCACAAATACCGATATTAATTCATCCGCAGCGATTGCTTATAGTAAATTAAACTTATCGGGTGGAATTGTTAATGCGGATATTAACGCATCTGCAGCAATTGCCATTTCCAAATTGGCATCATCAACAATCTCCGGCATATCTCTTGGAAGCAACTTAAATAACCTCACAATTGGTTCATATCTTACTCAGAATGGTCAGACATATAACGGATCTACTGCAAGAACAGTTGCTGTTGATGCAGATACTGCTAATACAGGATCCAAAGTTGTTGTTAGAGACGCATCAGGAAACTTTGCAGCAGGAACTGTCACCGTAAATGCACTTAGTGCAACTAATGAAAACGTATCTGGAATTTCAACTCTGGGAAATCTTAAAACTCTCCCATTACTTGAAAAAGTCAACGTGGTTGCTGGTGCAGTAAATGCGACAGCAAATATTGATGTTCTCACATCGAATGTGTGGATATTCACTACTGCAGCTGCAGCAAACTGGACACATAACATTCGCGGAAATGCTTCAGTATCCCTCAACACTTTGATGGCAACAGGAGATTCCATTGTAGTCACCATTCTTGCCAAGAAGAGTTCTACAACACATTATGCGACTGATATTACAATTGATGGTGGTGCTCAGACAGAATTGTGGTTGGGTGGTGCTGCTCCAACTGTAGGTTTAACCGCATCAAACTATGACATGTATACTTGGACAATCATTAAAACTGCAGCCTCAACCTTTACCGTTCTTGGTTCTCAATCTCAATATGGAGCATAATCGTGAGCCCAATATTATCAACATTTAGTCTTGGAGCAAAACCATCAACACCTAAGTTGACGGTCCAATATATTGCATCCGCATTTTCAACAACACATCAAATAACAGTTCCAGCAACTGCAGCTGCGAATGATATTGTTATAATTTCATGGACTGGTAGAACAACTTGGAATAGTGCTCCCGCAACAGCAGATCCATCTGGATGGACATTAATTGGAGACAACTTTAGCTCAGACGTAGTTAATAGTAATGATGTAGAAATACGTTGGTGGTATAAAAAAATAGTATCTGGAGATGTAAACTCAGTAATCACAGTTGCAAACTCCGGATGGACTACAGACGTTAATAGTATAATTGTTTTTAGACCATCTGCAAGTGCAACTCCAACTGTACAATCAGTAGCGGATCAAGCTACATCTGGAAACCCAACGTTACAGACACAGGATGGCACTTTATATCCAACCCCCCATGTAACCATAGCACATTACCATGCTAGTGGTGCTATTGATCCAAGAACAGAATCTTCCGGCACGTTTACAGAATTAAATAGCGGAACAACTAACTACCTTAAGTATAGAATATTTAACAAAGATAGTGACAGAATTAGTGTAAATTTTGATATGGATGATGAAGGATGGGGATCTCTCAATTCCGGAATCATCAGTTTCGCTAGAGGATGATCTGAACCACTTCACAAAGTGTCCCAGAGGACCCTCCAGACCCCCTGGAGGGTCTTATTGTATGAGTGTGACAGAGACACCCCCATGCAACTCACAACGCTTGACAGACTGATTTTCGTATCATCCTTCTGCATCTTCATGAATTGGGGTGTGCGCGTTGTTCATTCGGTGCTGTACTATGCTTTTTCTTGAATTGTCTGGATACAACTACAGCAAGAAACTGTGTGAAAGTGTAGTTTCTTGGTTCATTCAAAAATACCTTCCAAGGCACAAATTGGAGATCGAAGTATCTCATCGTGGAATGATGAGGGAGGGGTTCTATGGACTTTGCACAGTTCAAGACTGTGATTATCGTCCAAGGTCTTTCTTAATTGAACTTCACAACAAGATGGATCGGGAGTTTTACATTCAAACTCTGCTTCATGAGTTGGTTCATGTGCGTCAACATGTGCGTGGAGAGTTAAAGGATCGTGGATCAAAGAGACTCTGGAAAGGTGTAGATCATAGTGCAACTGACTATGAAGATCAACCATGGGAGAGGGATGCCTACGAACAAGAAGTAAAGTTGTGTAAAGAATATCTAAAAGACTTGACACAAGGTTCATAAGTCTGTACAATAACCTTTGTTAGGGTTGAATGAGAAATAAGGCTCTTAGATCTTTAAAATTCTATAGGACATTTAAGTTGTGATTTCATTATAACTAGTGTGGAATAATAGGTTCTATTATGAAGAGAAAGGTTGCTGTATTTGGTTCTGCAAGAACAAGTCCTGACTCCGGACTTTATGAGTCGGTTGAAAGAATGTCAAAAAATCTTTCAGAGAAGGGGTGGATCATCGTCACCGGTGGTGGTCCTGGTACTATGGAAGCAGCGAACAAAGGTGCTATGAGTGTATGTGGGGATACGGAAGTATGCTCTCTTGCTCATGCCATCTATTTGCCATTTGAAGAAGCAATTAATGAATATGTGCAGGAACACACAAAGCATGACGACTTCTTCACACGACTGAAGACATTCTCTGAGTGTGATGCCTTTATTGTAACACCGGGAGGAATTGGAACACTTTTGGAAATGGCACTAGTCTATCAATTGATTCAAGTTTCTCATCTGGACAGAAAACCAGTAGTATGTGTTGGAAGAATGTGGAGGTCTTTCCGTCACTGGTTGGAAGATGAGATGCTGGACAATAACTTCTTGAGTTATGATGAGATGAAGATGATTCACTATGTGGATCGTTTTAGTGAAGCAGTTCACATTTTAGATGGATACTATGATTGAACAAGTATTTCATGTTTACAAAAAGAATACGACGCAAACTGAAGTAATTGCACATAGTCTGACAGTTGATGAATTGGAAGCAGGATTGATTGATCATACATTTGACTTTCGAAAACATGATATTCAGTCATGTTGTCCGGACTATGACGTAAATAATGCCAGTTACTAAACTGTCACATGAGGGGATTCACTCCCCTCTTTTGTCTATATACTGTTCTTACATGTGAGATTTAAATCATGCCGATTCCCTTGGATTTTCTGTTTTCTGATGAGGTTCTTGAACTTGCCATTTCAGGGCAGGTGCTGGGACATGAGGAGACTGTTGCAGAACGCAGCGCCGAAAACCCTGATGAGGACAGGGGCGAAAATTGAGTTTTTCGTGATTTTTGAGTGGAACGGGGCAAAGGTCCTGGACCGCACTCAGATGACGCCCTTTTGGTAAAATGTAAATGGAGATGTGAATTCATGATTAATGATAAGTTTCGCCTGATTAGTGGAACCGCAAGTGTAGAACTTTCGCAAGAAATTGCGCGGTACTTGAATGTTGAACTGACTCCCAGAATCATCAAAACATTTGCTGATGGTGAAACATATGTTCAGGTGAATTCCGCAGTTCGTGGTTGCAACGTTTTTATTGTTCAATCAACTTGCTCTCCTGCTAATAGCAATTTGATGGAATTGTTGATCTTGATTGATGCTTGCCGTAGGGCATCTGCGAAAGAAATTACCGCAGTCATTCCTTACTTTGGTTATGCTCGATCTGACAGAAAGGCAGCAGGAAGAGAATCGATTGCTGCTAAACTGGTTGCCAACATTCTTACCTCATCTGGAGCGGATCGTGTTGTTTCGATGGACCTTCACTCTGCTCAGTTACAGGGATACTTTGATATTCCCTGTGATAATACATATGGAGCACCCACAATTGCACGATACATTAAGACCAAATATGAATCTGATTTAGATAATATTGTGGTAGTATCTCCCGATGTGGGTGGTGTTGCAAGAGCACGTTCTTTCAGCAAGATTCTTAATAATGCTCCACTTGCAATTGTAGATAAACGTCGTCCTGGACACAACATCGTAGAGTCTCTGACTGTGATTGGTGATGTAAGGGATCGTGTGGCAATTCTGGTCGATGACATGATTGATACGGGAGGAACAATCTCTGCAGCAGCAAAACTATTGCGGGAAAGAGGTGCCACGAAAGTTCTAGCGTGTGCAACACATCCAGTATTTTCGTATCCAGCATCCGAAAGACTGTCTATTCCTGGAGTATTTGAAGAAGTGATTGTTACAAACACTCTTCCAGTCCCGGTCGAAAAGAATTTCAGCAATTTACAGGTGCTGTCAATTTCAAATGTTCTTGGTGAAGGAATTTCTAGAATTCATCAAGAGGTTTCTATGAGTAGTATGTTTGACAACTAAAATGGCAGATGTTTATCGCGATGCTTACAACTTCTATCACGGATCTGCAAAGGGATTTGTGACTAAAGACGGATACGCTGCAGTTCCTTTTGGAAAGAAGCAGTACATGATCATCTTTGATGGACAACAACTTGAAACTGTGAACACGGAACTTCAAGCGAAAAAATTTATTAAGAAGCATCGGGAACTTCCCAAGACTGGTACGGTCTTTGTGCCAGATTGAGAACTGTCCTCCCATTTCCCCATCACTCAGGAAAATGTCTATCATGGTATTATCAAGAATGAATCTATGACCAAAAAGAAAAAGTTTGCTCAAGTCATTCCCCTGACGGAGGAGGCTACGATTTATTTTGAAGACTACATGTTTCGTCTGCATTCATGTATAATAGAAAAAGAAGTGGGTTCCAAGATGTATTTGACATCTATTAATGGAAAACATTCTTTCTGGGTTGATAAATCCGGAGATAAAGATTGGAGCATCATTAAATGAAATTGTTTAACCTGACTCTTGCATTTGTGCCTTTGCTGTCGGGTAGTGTAGACTATCTCGGTCAGAGTGCATCTGGGACTGAGTATGTAAATCCGACCGCAGAGGTTAGGATTGTGAAGTTTAATGCAAATCGGGTTTGTGCCCTACTTTCTGGTGTTCCCTATAAAACAACTACAGTTGAAACTAAAAAGTGGCAGGATTTCGTTGATTGTATGATTCTAATGAGAGATGTGAATGGTGTGCTTGATTAACTAAATATTGCGTGGAGTTTAATCATGATTCACTCAGTTTTAATCTTATTGGCGATTGCACCATTTAATATATCATGTCAAGAATTGTCTACCATTATCAATCGAATTCAAATTAATGATAATGTGACACTTGATCAAAAACGTGACCTTATTGTAACTTTAAATGACAGTTTTCCAAATTGCACCAACGTGGAGACCAAAGATGGTAACTACTAAAGAACAAGAAGCGATTTACCTCATGATTGAGGACCTTTGGGATAGGCATGAAAGAATTCGAATTCTTTCCAAGGAAAATGGGTGTGAGTCTGAATTAAATGATATTCGTGATGATCTATTAGCGTATCTAAAAGGAAAATTACAAGGATGATTCAATTTTACATTTGGTTGGCAGTATTTGCCGTAATCGGTTATTTTATTGTGACAGACCAATCGATTGCGCAGTTTTTTCTGTTGACCCTAGCAAATGCGAAACTGACTGTTCAGCGTCGCTGGTTTATGATGATGTGGCACATTCAACATAATCCTAGGAATCCATTTGTAAAGTGGCATTTGGATAGGAAATATAATGATATGGCAAAAGAACTTCATACGATGTATAATACATGTGATGATTGACTTACTTTATTATGACCTATAGACCGTATAGCCCGGAGTGGCACAGAAAAAGATACTTGAAAGAAGCATTAGACAAGTATCTTGACGAATATGTTGAAAACCACATTATTATGCAGGATATTCGTGACATTTTACATGAAAGATCGGAGATTGCACACTCTGAATTTCAAAGAATTAATCAATTAGAACACTATCTCTCCGAAGAGTAATATGTTATCCACACAATATAGATTAAGGTTAGAGGGTATTTGCGATAATATTGCAAATAACGAAGAAGTTAAACTTGAAGATATGATCTGGGCAGAAAAGCTTGGCCAGGCAAATACTAGTGCCAGAGAAATGCTCAGAAGGGCCCGTCGTCATGCTGCAAATCCTAATATGCAGGAAGGTAGTATGGATGATTTTATGAATAGGATGGGACTAGGAGACCCGGATCCATCCAATCACAGAACAGGGTTCTCAAGTGCCGATGAGATTGTTGATTGGTTTCGGCGCGACAAACCGGATGATTGGAGAACCAGAGATTGAAAATGTTACAGGAGGCAGCGTGACTGAGAAACTTACAGCAGTTCTTTATAGTGATGGTGGACAAGAGTGTGAGCGTATTCGTATGCTTCTGCAAAGTCTGGGTGGAGAATATCTGGAGTATGAACTTGGTATTGATTTTAGTGATCGCCAGTTTCGTGCTGAATTTGGTAAAGATGCTGTGTATCCACAAGTGACAATTGATGGTGAGCATATTGGTAGTTTGAAAGAAACTTTACAGTACATGAAGAAAGTTCAACTAATTCGGTGAATGTGATGCAGAGCGAATTCGAATTTATCTTAACAGAAGTTATTAAGATTCTTGTCAATATTGCATATGTTCTTGTATTCTTTATGGGTGGAGCATATGCTGGTTATATAATTGGAAGAGTACATGGTAGAGACGACGACTAAGTAATCCATTTGGAGCAAGGTAATGTCCAACTTTGAGGAAAAGAGTGATTTTTCCATAGCATTCTTCAAGAATGTTGATGTGAGAGTTGAAAAACTTGGATCCCAACACTATTGGGTTGGAGTAACTAAACCTGGAAATGAAAATTATCACGCATCTATAAACTTCTGGATTGAAACAGATCTTCAAATACGCTCTAGATATACAAGACTGGATGTTGAAGACCTTGGATCTTCCTACGGCATCCTACCCTGACAGTTTAAGAAGTGTCACATCAACCTGCGGCAGGACATTAGGTTGGTGTATAATCATATTATGAACAGGAGAAAATCCATGCCCAAGCAATTGGTTGAGTTTGTTTATCATGTTGAGGATGACCTACCAACGTCATATGGTGGTGGGGTTGATAATCAAACTGTGCGAGTTAGTGCTCCACGTGATGACATGAATGTTCATCAATACTTTACTCTGTTTCAGTCATTTCTTCGTGCTGTTGGATTTAGTGATCGTGTGATCATGGATGGAGCAGCAGAGTTGGCATTTAATGAATTCCGCGATGAGAAGATGATGCGGGAAGTTGCTGAAAATAATGATCTTGTGTTGAGTGAAGATCTTCCTACTCTGGTGAATGACTTTGTTGATCAGTTTGGTGATACGATTCAACCACTACGGGAGCAGGTTGCTGCCCTTCAAGCGGAGAATGATGAACTTAGGGCAAGTCTTGAGGTTCTTCAGGACATGAAAAATGCGGAACCCTTTCTTGCCAAGAATGAACAGTCGTCGTATTCTATAGAATATGTGAATGACCCAGATGATATTCCTATGAATGAGGAGGGATATATTCGAATTCGTACAAATGATCCTGTGCGAGCATGGGGTGGAGACAAGTGGAAAATCTCCCCCGGTACAGGAGAATTTGGGTGCAGCTGTCCTACACTTCTAAACCAGAATCTACCCAATAATGAGCGTTGGATTTCTAAGATGTGTTTGGTTCATGGCGATCTTCTATGATAAATAAGTAATACGGTCTATGGGTAAATTCAGAGTGTGTGAATTATGGATGCTGGAGATCTTCAAAATATTGCAGAATCTTATCGGAAGATTGCATCACAAAATAAGAAAAAAACCAAAAACACACCTGACCATGGCCGCATTAAAAGTGCTGCACCCAAAGAGTATGACATCTATAGTGATATTGTAAAAAGTAATAAATCCAATAATGCTGTTGTTGAGGGGCACTCTATTGATGAATATCTTAGTAAATATAAATCACTTTCTATCAAAAAATCAACTACTCCGAACACAACTCCAGATCCAGTTCCAGAATTACATAGAAATAATATAAATTCGACACCACTTTATACAATACCCGATAAGCATGTATGTGAAGATATTTCTAAGATTATAAGTGATATTGCGGATGACTATGGTTTTGATGAACCCGAAAACAAAATAGATGAAAAACTTTACGAATCTGTTGTTAAGATTCAGGATGCTATTTCGGCAAAGGATCCTTTAACTCCAGTAACAAGGAAATTTGATGATATTGACGAACTATCCGATGATTACACGCTGTTCAAAAGTAGAGTTCAGGCACAACTAAGTTCTCTTGGTGGCGGTGGATCTGTTCTCCTTAAAGAACTTGATGATGTAAATCTAAATACATCTGCACCACAAGATGGTGATACGTTAGTATATAATGCTGCGCAGGGGAAGTGGATTCCCTCCACTTCTGCTGAGCGTATTTCTTCAGTAATAGCAGACGCAGGATCTCATAATGTTGCTGTTTCTGAGAATATAGTTTATGTTGATAGTGCAACGACAGTTGTAATGCCACTATTCCCAATTTCAAATGAAAGTCATTGGATCTCTAATATATACACAGCAGACATTACAATTGATGGGAACGGCAAAAGTCTTATAATCGATGGAATAAGTTACTCATCATTTTCTCTGCCCATCAATTCTACATTGCATCTACATTACAATTCAACTAAGGACAATTGGTATCTAATCTAAGAGGAATGGCAGAGAATGACGTATTTTAGTTCCAGAAATAAGGTTTCCACAACCAACAGCACAACTACTCCACTTTCAGCAGCCGCTACGTTTACGGGAACTGGTGCAGAGGTGTTGGATTATGCTGGTGTTGTAGTTTCTGTTTATGCCGATACCGCATGTACGTTGTATTTTGATTTTGGTCCAGATAATACCAATTGGGATAAAACATTAACATATTCCGTTTCTTCTTCTACACAAGTAACCCGCAGAGTTTCTGTTCTAAATCGTTATTTTCGTGTTAGATTGAAAAATGATGGTGGAAATCAAGCAACTCTAAGATTACAAACTCTTTTGGGGAATTTTGGGGAAAGTACAGTACAACTTGGTGATGATATTGTTGAGGACAATAATACCAACGTCACACGATCGGTTTTGAGTGGTAGAGTTGGTGATGGATCCTATAAAGAAGTTCCTCTCACTCCAGAGGGTCACGTTGAGGTTGCTATGCACTCGCCAAGACTTCCCTTTGGATCGGTTCATACTGAACGACTGCGACCCTTGCTACAGAGGGATGGTGTGTATGGACTTAATACAGTTAAGATTTTTGCTTCATCCTCGTTGAGTGGAGTTGTAACAACAACCAATTCGATGTTTGATGTTTCTACTGGAATTACCACATTTGCAAATGCACAACTTCAGAGTCGGGAAAGGTTGAGATATCGTGCTGGTCAAGGATTGGTTTGTAGATTTGCTGGAGTATATGACGTTGGAGTAACTAGTTGTTATTTGCTTGCTGGAATGGGGCATGGTGAAGATGGTGTCTATTTTGGATATGTTGGAACACAATTTGGAATTCTTCATTCCAGTCATGGCATTCGTGAAATACAAACACTTACAGTTAATACTGGATCAACAACAGATGAAAGCTTGACTGTGACACTTGCTGGAATTGGACATACTGCGGCAGTAACCAATTCCGGATCTACTTTAAGGACTGCGTATGAGATATCGAGAGGGACATACTCAGGTTGGACATCCCATGTAAATGGATCTACGGTGGTGTTTGTTGCTGGATCTGCCGGTAATAAGACTGGTACATTTTCACTCGCTGGAACTAGTGCCGCTGGATCATTTGTAGAGACACGGGCTGGTGCCGCGACATCGGATGTGTTTATTCCCCAATCACAATGGAATGGCGATAGAATGGATGGAAGCATTTCCAACAATCCATCTGGATATGTTTTGAATCCAACAAAGGGAAATGTCTATCAAATAGGTTTGCAATATCTTGGTTATGGATCTTTAATTTTTGATGTTGAAGTAACCGAACCTGGCAACAACCCAACGTTTGTTACGGTACATTCTATTGATATTCCAAATTCTAGAACAATTCCATCTTTCAGCAATCCGGCATTTCCAATTACAATAACTGCAACTTCTGCTGGTAGTGCAGTCGATAAACATGTAAAAATCAGTTCATTTGGTGGATTTGTTGAGGGTGATGTAGTTCTACATGGAAATAGATACTCATATACGAATAATATATCGTCTGCTGGATCGGCATCATATCAGTCCATTTTTAGTATTTCAAATCCAACAACACTTGCTGGGCGAGCAAATCAATCAGTAATTGTATTAACAGATTTGTCTGTTGCATATAAACATACTCAGCCTGGTGTATTTGCACTTATTAAAAATGGGTTACTTGGTGGAACGCCATCATTTTCCAGTTGGGCACCAAATTCTTGTTCTCTATACGATTCTTCGGGAACAACGGTTACAGTTACCAATAACGATCAAATTCTCGAATCCATATCTATGGGTGAAACCGGACAAATTGATAAACAATTATCCACCGATATTATTGGTAGAGTTGAATTGCAGCCTGGTGAAACAATCACAGTTGCCTGCAAAACCGTGAATGGAACAGCAGCATTTGCCGCTGCAGTCTTGAATACAAGAGAAGACCGTTAATTCGTTGATTGTAACTTTATGATTATTCTTCCCATCGCTTGTATATTGTTTGGATGTCTTCAGGATGTTCCAGTTGTTGTGACTGACAATCCAATTAGATATCATCTTGAGCAGGCCCTTCCAAAAAGAAAAGGTGAAGTGAAAGCATCATGTTATGTTGAAGGAGTATTCTATACAGAATGTCCTAGTATAATGAAGTATAAACCTTGAAAATAAATACCATTAGACTTAGAGGTACATATGGAAATCTTTGCTGCTTTGATTACTATGATTCATGACATTAGGGCCAAATATGACGCATGGGTTGAGTCAACACCCCCTGCCGGTGAGTATGATGAACTTGGACTATGGAACCCCGTTGTCGTGCCTTCAAATCCATTTGACGTTAGAAATGAATGGTTGCACCCTGTTTGGGTAGAACTTGTTCGCGGAGTG